CTCCGCATTCGGCGCGTCGAGCTTGTCGAGCGCCGTGCAGCCGCGGGCGTAGATGGACTTCGCATTCGGCGCGTCGAGCTTGTCGAGCGCCGTGCAGCCGCTGGCGTCGATGTACTCCGCATTCGGCGCGTCGAGCTTGTCGAGCGCCGTGCAGCCGCTGGCGTAGATGGACTTCGCATTCGGCGCGTCGAGCTTGTCGAGCGCCGTGCAGCCGCTGGCGTCGATGGTCTCCGCATTCGGCGCGTCGAGCTTGTCGAGCGCCGTGCAGCCGCGGGCGTAGATGGACTTCGCATTCGGCGCGTCGAGCTTGTCGAGCGCCGTGCAGCCGCTGGCGTCGATGGACTTCGCATTCGGCGCGTCGAGCTTGTCGAGCGCCGTGCAGCCGCGGGCGTCGATGGTCTTGATGCCCGCCGAATTCATGGTGGCGAGTTCCGATAGCGAAACGCGAACGTCATTGACGAGAATGAAAACCTTGTCAGGGTGCATTGGTGTCAGTCTCCACCGTTGTTGGCTGCCAAGCGCCGGCACCGGGGCGGCGCCACGTCGTTCGTGTCCCATTGCAAATTGCAGGGCGCGCACGTCATCGCGTCGCCCGCCTGTCGGGCGGCGCATTGGTCCTGCAGTGCGCTGCTCAACGTGGCGGCCGTCTGCTCGCGATCGAGCACAGCCCGCAGCGTGGCGTTCATCTGCGCGGCCTGGTTCAGGTGGCGCTCGAGCGCTTCGCTCGCGGCTTTCATGCCGGCGATCGAGCGCGTGATGCGGCCGATCTTCATGGCCATCGCCTGCTGGCGAGCCTGCTCGCACGCCGCGTCGATCTCGCAGGTGAGGTAGACCGAGCGCTTGAACACGTCGGGTTGCCGCAACGCCTCGACGTGGCCGGAGAGCACGCGGACGGCGTCGGTCATTGCCGCATTCCTTCCAGGCAGGAGGAACAGAGCCCGGGAGCGACCCACGAGCAGCCGCTGGCGCAGGCGTCCGCTTCCGAACAGCCGCAACTGGTGCATATCTCGCCGATCCGGCTTGGCAGGTGCGGCTGATCAACCGCCGCGTGGCTGATTGCCAGGAGGGCGCGGCCGACATGGTTGTCGAGAGTGGCCATCAGGCCAGGGCCGGCCTCGTCGCCGGCGCGCATGAAAACCTTGTCGTCACGCTCCTCCGCAAGCTGGCAGCCGTGCGCGGTGACCAGGAGCTCTACGGCGGCGGCGCCGATGCGGGCCTGGTCCTCGGCCGAAAATCGCTGCCAGATGTCGGCGCCGTCGAAGCGGGGGTAGGTCATCATCGGGCGTCACCCCGTGGGTCGACCGCCCAGGTCGGGTACGCCGACCAGGTAGAGGCCCCGGCCGGTCTGGGCCCGCGAAACGGCGGATCGACCCATTCGCCGACGGCTTCCTGATCGGTGGCGAGCATCTCCTGGACGCCGTCGGCGTGACCCGCGGTCCCGACGTTCATCCCGATGAAAAAGCCCGGGACAAAGCCCATGACGAGCCCGGCCAACAGGCCGGCCAGAAATGGAATGTACAGAATGTCCATTGGTCCAACCCCGATTGGAACATCGGGGAAGGATGATTTGATATATCCAATCTGTCAAGTCTTAATTTGATACGTCAAAATACCGCAGGGGATAATTCCCCGGCGCCGGGGCCTATTCGAGAGAAGCATACACCCCGTAGACCCAGCCGATCGCCTCGATCCGGTGGGCATTTGTGTCGCTCTCCCCGGGGCGAATCACCATCGGGGCGTGCTGCTGGTTCGTGCTTTCGGGGTGCAGCTCGACGCGGTCCTTGAACACCCGGGCGCGCTTGACCGTCGTCTCGTAGGTCTGGCCGGCGTCCCGCGTCTGGCGGACGAGGTAGATTCTGCCGCTCTCGATCGTTAGTCCGGCGTCAACCACGTCGACGCACAGGACGTGCATCCCATCGACGATCGGCGTCGGCTTCGCGGCGTTCATGGAATCGCCGCGGACCTCGAAGGCGAAGTGCTTGGCGTTGGGGAAAAGGTCGCTGCGCGGAGCAGCAATCGTTGGCAGTTCGTGTTCAGCGTCAACGCTTTGTGCCATTTTCCGAAACGCGCCAGCTTCCGCTATGCCGACCACCGGAATCGGCGCGACCCCCTTGCTTGTTGGTGGTTCCGCTTGGTTGTCCTCCCCGATCAGGTAACTCACGGTACACCCAAGAGCGCTGGCAATGGAAGCCAGTTGCGGAACGGAGGGGTTCTTGTTGTGCCCGCTCAAGATGTCGTGAACGCCGGTCTCGCCGATCTTCGCCGCGCGCGAAACCGCCTTGGCGTTGGTGCCAAGTTCGGTCATGCGTTGACGGATTCGGGCAACCAGCTGCCGGCGGTCGAAGCTTTCGGTGGTGGGCATCAACGGTCCAAGCCACTGATTTGACGCGCCGATCTATTGGTCAATTTCGATCAAATTGACAAATATGATATATCAAATTAGCGTCGCGTTTCATGAGCGGCATCCTCCCCACGAAAATGCAGCTGAGAGATGGGCTGCTGGCGCGCGTCGACGCCTACTGCGCCCTGGCCGGCGACAACCGGTCGAACGTCTGCAAGTCCGCGCTCAACGACGTCTCGTTCCTGGGCCGCGTCGAGCGCGATGCAAACTTCACCATCGACAGCTACGAGCGCCTGCGCGCGTGGCTCGACCAGCACTGGCCTGAGCACAAATCAGCGAGGGCCATCGCATGATCCTCGCCTCCCTGCCCCGGAGCCGCCGGCGTTGGCGCGCCGCGTGCTCCGTAGTGACCGGTGTCGAACACCGTCACCCTGGCAGAGGAGTAGCGTCGTGGCGTCCGACAGCGATGGATATCTCGTCGAGGGCAGGCCCGTGAATGCGCTTGCCGATGTTTCAACCGCCCGCCGGCTGGCGAGCACAGTCGAGGACGCCGAGGCGAGACGCCTCGGCCTACCGGTGTCCAAGGCCCGCGCGCACGTCGCGCGCCGGCTCGGTGCCTCGCCGGGGACGCTCGAAAACATCCGCCGTGAACGGCTGAAAAACATTCCCCACTGGCTGATGGCGCGCATTCGTTCAGCGTTCGTTGCCGTCCTGCAAAACGAGATCGGCAGGCTCGAACATGAGATCGCCATCCATCTTCAAACTGGCACTGACCATCGCGACGACGATCTGGCGAAGGCTCAAGCTCAGGTGGCGGCGGCGAAACAGTTGATCGGCAAGGGGCCGCGGCCGGGCGCGTAACAGCCGGTCGCGGTGGAGGAATGGCCTATGCCAGCAGGGAAGCCACCGGGGCAGGATACTCCGTGGACCACCGACCGCGTCGCGATGCTCAGGAAGCTTTGGGCCGACGACTTGTCGGCTTCGCAGATCTCCGCCGAACTCAACTGCGGCATCGGCCGCAACGCCGTAATCGGAAAAGTTCACCGGCTTGGCCTGTCGGGCAGAGTGAAGCGAGGACGCCCCTCGGTTATGGCTCCGCGCAAGCCGTCGCGCACAGGCCGCTTTCAGCGGCGGCCACCGCCAGCCCTCGCACCCAACATTCTGCCTGGCGAATCAAAGCCACAGCGCGCCAACGGCGTAGTCAATGCGGTCACGGCGCAGGCCGCCCGCGAGGACGCGCCGGCGCCGGGCGCGCGCGGCGTGGTCCAGCGTATCCAGACAAGGATCACGCGGCCGGAAGGCGAGCCCGGGCTGGTTTGCGACGGCGTCGCCAGCGTGCCAGCCGGCATCACGCTCCTCGAACTGACGAACTGGACGTGCCGGTGGCCGCACGGCGATCCGCAGGAGCCGTCGTTCCGGTTCTGTGGCCGCGACGGCGCCGATTTCAACATGGGCTTCCCGTACTGCGCGGCGTGCACTCTCGTTGCGCGCGGCGTGAAAGGCCGGGACTACGGGATCGATCCTGCGGAGCGGTCGACGTCAAAGATCAACTTCTAAACCAGAGGAGCCAAGGATGGCGAAGCGAGGAAGACGCAAGGCGGACAAGACTGATGCCGGCCCGGCACCAGCCGGCCACAACGAGTTCACCGATGAAGAATTGCAGGCGCTTTTCTTCCAGCACAAATCCCTGTTCGAGACGAGGCTCGCGGCGAAAAAGAAGGCGGATGCCGACTTCAAGAACGCCTGCAAGCTGATCAAGTCGGAGGGCGGCAAAACCCAGGTCGCCGACATCAAGACCGCGATCCGCCTGGACACGGACGAAGGCGAGGCCGACGTCAAGTCCGAGCTGGAGAATACGCTGCGGGTCGCCCGCTGGATGGGCGCGAGTATCGGCAGCCAGTTCGAGATGTTCGACGAGGACCGCACCCCGGCGGTCGATCGGGCCTTCGATGAGGGCAAGCGTGCCGGAATGAAGGGCGAGCCCCGCAAGCCGCCGCATGACCCTTCGACTCCTCAGTACGCGACGTGGATGGAAGGCTACGGCGTCGGCAACGAGGCGCTGGCCACCAAGGGGTTCAAGGCGCCGGCGACCGCACCCGAAGCCGAAGGCGAGCCGCCGAAGGGAATGTCGAAAAAGGACTGGCACGAGCAGTTGCGTCGCCAGCACGAGGAAGGGCTGAACCTCGGCACGGCGGAGCCGACGCATCAAGTTGTGAGCTAGGCCAGTGATTGCCCGCGACTTCCTATTCCTAGCGACTAAGCCGACCGAGCGCACCTTCATGGACCTGGAGGGGAAGCGGTTCGGTCGGCTGGTTGTGGCTGGGTTCGCAGGCACGACCGGTAAGCATAGCCATTGGTGGTGCCGATGCGATTGCGGGAAGATAACCAAGCCCACCACCATTAAGCTTCGCGGCGGGAAAACGAAAAGCTGCGGCTGTCATGCCTTGGATGCTCGGCGGAAAGCGGCCACCCGTCACGGAGAGGCAACGTCGCGATCACGGACGTCAGAGTACCGATCGTATCACCACATGCGCCGGCGGTGCCTGAACCCGAAAGATGCGGCGTTCCCTGATTACGGCGGCCGCGGGATCACGATATGTGATCGTTGGCTCAACGGTGAAGATGGCCGAAGCGGCCTCGAATGCTTCCTCGCGGACATGGGCCGCAAGCCATCGGCCACTCATTCGCTGGACCGGATTGATAGCGACGGCAATTACGAGCCTTCGAATTGCCGGTGGGGAACGAAGAAGGAGCAGGCGCGAAACCGGAGAAGCAACCGGTACGTGGAGGTCAGAGGGGAGCGGCTTTCTGTCCCCGACGCATGCGAGCGGCTCGGCGTCAGCTACAAGATGGTGATTGGGAGGCTGAAGCGCGGATGGGCGGTTGACCGCGCGGTACATGAGCCGCGGAGCGCCAGATGATGATCTTCGCTCTGGATTTGGCCACGAAGTCTGGTTTTGCCTACGGTCTGCCCGGTGCTGTTCCGCGCTCCGGATCCGTAATCCTCAAGAAACCGAACGAGGGCCGCGCGGTCGCGTTCGCCAACCTGATCGCGTTCCTTGCCGCCGAATGGACGATCGCCCGGCCGGCGCTGGTGGTGAAGGAAGCGGCGCTGGCCCTTGAGGCGTTCAAGACCTTGGGCATGTCGGAGGCGAACGTGCGCCTGCAGTACGGCCTCCACTCCATCGTCGAGGGCATGGCGGTGCGGTTCAAGGTGCCGATCGGCCTGAACCCCGCGACCGGCAATGACCCAACCGACTCGGTCGTCCGCAAACATTTTATCGGGACCGGCCGTGTCGGCACCCGCGATGAGACCAAGGCCGCGGTCGTCACCCGCTGCCAGTTGCTCGGCCTGATGCCGCGCGACAGCCACGACGATAACAGGGGCGACGCTATTGCAACTTGGGACTGGGCCTGCGCGCACCTCGCGCGCCGCCCCGCTACCGCGTTTGCGTTTTTCGGCCAGCAACAACCAAGAACTGGAGAGGCTAGCCATGACGAGATCGAAGCATGACGCGGAGCGCGCGACTTTTTCCGAGATGGCGGTGGCGCTGCACGAACTGGGATTCTCCGAAAGCCAGATCGCGGAAACCGAACTGCTGGCGGACCAGCTGCGGCGCGCGGGGATGAGCCAGGCCGTTGCCGCCGAGACGATCAACCGGATGCACCGGCGTAATGCCGCGATCGAGGAAGCGCGCGTCTTCTTCGAACGCGCGACGCCGTACCAGGGTTTGATGCGCGAGATGACGCGGGACCCGCCGCGCTGGGGCGTGATCCTGCGGATGGCGGCGGGCATCGTCCGCCGGCGTGCCAACGGAGTCCGTCATGCCTGAGTTACGACGGATCGACCCCGCTCCCTTCACCAAGCTCGTCGGTACACTGCCGCAGCTTGACCCGGGCCCGGCGCCAATCCTGCAGTGGGTCGACATCGCTGACCTGCGAGTCGACCCGGCCTACCAGCGCGACGTGTTCGACAAAGGCCGCAAGAACATCGCCAAGATCGCGCGCGAGTTCGAATGGTCGAAGTTTGCGCCGGTCATCGTCGCCACGATCGAGGGCGGCCGTTACGCGGTCGTGGACGGGCAGCACCGGACGATCGCCGCGCGGCTCCGCGGCATCCGGTCGGTGCCGTGCCAGGTCATCCAGGCCGATCGGAGCAAGCAGGCGGCGGCCTTCGCGGCGATCAACGCCACCGTCACCGAAATGAACTCGATGCAGGTGCATGTCGCAAAGCTGGCCGCCGGCGACGCCGAGGCGCTGCGGCTGCACGAAACATGCGTTCGCGCGGGCGTGACCATCTGCCGATACCCGATCCACGCCAACAAGATGAAGGTCGGCGAAACGATGGCGGCCGGGATGCTCTACCGCATGATCGGGAAATTCGGCGACGCCATCCTCGAAGTCGCGCTGTCCTGCATCACGCGCACCCGCGACGGCAATGTCGGCATGGTGCGGTCGCAGCTGGTCATCGCTCTGTGCGTGGTTCTTGAAGCTGAGCCGGGATGGAGCGGGAGCCCCGACCTGCTGCCGGTCATTGCCAAGCTAGACTTGGCCGAAGCATTCCGCCGAGCCGTTGCGGCGGCGACGCCAGGCAGTGGCGGCGGCATCGTCGGAGCGCTTGTCGAGATCATCGGCGATCACCTCGAACGCCATCTCGCGACCGAGGCCGCATGACCGACACCGCGCAACAAGAACCCGCACAGGTGGAGTCGGCACCGGTCGCCGAGCCGCCCCCGAAGCCCGTCAGCTTCGATGAGATGCGCGACGTGTTCGCGGCCGAGGCGCACCGGATAGAGGGCAGTATCAATGCCCGCAGGATCATGGCCGATCCGTCTTTACCCGTCCTGCCGAGCCAAGTCCGTTACGTCGAAGTGATGGAAACCGCGATCCGCCTGATTGATGGAATCCGGGCCGACGTGCCGGGGTTCCGTGCGTGGGCCAAAGATAGCAAGCGAGGGCGCGGATGACCGAGCGGAACGGTACGCACATCCCCGCGCGCGTCGTCTGGAACTGCGGCCGCGAGCGCGGGGTCACGAGCCTTGTCTCGCGGGAGACGCACGACGCCTTCGAGGCCATCGCCCGCCGGCATGGGCTGTCGAAGGCTGCGCTCAACAAGAAGCTGATCGAGGCGGTGGCTGCCGAACCCGATATGGCCGCCAGAATAATCGTAGGAGGCCGGGAATCGTGACCACCACGTTCCGCCTCACGCCCGACACCCTTTGTCAAATCCGAACGCTGGCGCGCGGCGGCAAGACCGCGACGCAGATCGCTGCCATCATAGCCGGCGGCTGCACGCCCGCCATGGTCCAATCGATCTGCGACCGCCACGGCTACGACCTGGTGCGAGAGGCCGCCGTGGTGGTGGCCGATCGTCTCGTTGTCGAACTTGGTCGGTGACGCACATGCCGTTCCCCGAATCCTTTTTGGATGATTTGCGCGCGCGGGTGCCTGTATCCGAGGTCGTGCGCGATCGCGTCCAGCTCAAGAAAAAGGGCAGTGAGTATGTCGGGCTCTCGCCGTTCCACCAGGAAAAGACGCCAAGCTTCACTGTTAACGACGAGAAACAGTTCTTCCATGACTTCTCGAGCGGGAAGCACGGCGACGTGTTCGCCTTCCTCGTCGAAACCGAAGGCGTCACGTTCCCCGAAGCGGTCGAGCGGGTCGCGAAGATCGCGGGAGTGGCGGTCCCCGACACCGAACGCCGCCGCACCAACGGCGCTTCAAGCCATGTTCCGGGTGGCAATGTTGAGGGCGAGCTGGCAGCGAATGGCGCCGACGTTGTGGCTCATGGAGCTGCGGATGATGGCGGCCGTGGTCAGCCTCGGCAGGGCCGCCGCGACATTACGGCTGCCTACGATTACACCGATCCGCAGGGCTCGCTGATTTATCAGGTGTGTCGGATTCAAGGCACAAACGACAACGGCAAGCCCTACAAGACCTTCCTGCAGCGTCGGCCAGCGCCGGCCGATGGCCATTGGATATGGGGCCTCGGCGCCGGCGAGTACGTCCAGACGCGAAGCGGCGACTGGTATCAGCTGACGAAGGATCGCGAGAAGTGGTCGGGGCCGCGGGCGACCTTCGAGGGAGTCGAGCACACGCTCTACCGCCTCGTGGAATTGCGCGAAGCCGACCCCGACGAGCCGATCCATATTTGCGAAGGGGAAAAGGACGTAGAAACGCTTGTCGCCTGGGGCTTCACCGCGACCACCAACTCCGGCGGCGCAAAGCACTGGCGCCCCGAGCATGCAGAGTTCTTCCGGGGCCGCGACGTGGTCATCGCGATCGACAACGACGATCCTGGCCGCGAGCGCGCCGGCATCGTCGGCCGGTCGCTGCGCGGCATAGCGGCCAGGGTCCGCGTCCTCGACATCACCGCCGCCTGGCCGGACGCGCCGAAGGGCGCCGACGTCACCGACTGGAAACGCCAGCGCGAGGGCTCGCCCGAAGAACTCCGCGAGATCGTCGAGCGTCTGCCGGATTGGAGCCCACCGCCGCGCCACTCGAAATTCGGCCTCGTCATGTGGTCCGAACAGGACCAGCCCGGAGAGGAATACGAATACCTGGTCGAAGACCTGATCCCGGAGCGCGAGGCGGTCCTGATATTCGGCGAAACGCAGTCCGGTAAATCCTTCTGGACGATGGGGATGGGCCTCGCCGGCGCGGCCGGAACGACGTTCAACGGCCGCAGGATCATGGAGCCGTTCGGCGTCGTCTACTGCGCCTACGAGTCCGGCAAGGGGTACAGGGCCCGGATGAAAGCCCACAGGAAGGCTCTCGGCCTCGGCCTGGAGCTGCCGTTTGCGGTGCTGACGAAACCGATCGATCTTTGGTCGGACGCGATCAACACACAGGCCTTGATCGACGAGATCCGGTGGCTCGTGGACGAACGGTTCCGCGGCGTGCGCTTGGGCACCGTGGTGATCGACACCCACAACGCGGCGACGCCTGGGGCGAGCGAGATCGATTCCAAGGAAGTGTCGCTGATCCGCGAGCGATACCGCGCCATCATGGCGGCCCTTGGGTGCGGCTTGTGGATCGTTTCGCACAAGAACGCGTCGGGCAAGCACCGTGGCAATGAGCAGCTGTACAACAACATCGACACCGCGATCGACATCTCGAAGAGGATCAAGATTGTCGACAGGCAGCCGTACCCTGAGCGTGACGCGCTCGGCCGTCAGCTGCGGACCGCGCGCGTCGTCAAGCAGCGCGAGGGCGAGGATGGGGCTGCCTGGGATTTCGTTCTGGCCAGCGAAACGGTTGGCACCAACAAATATGGGCGGCCCAGGACATCGTGTGTGGCCATCCCGGTCATGACGGTATCGCAAGCCGATGCGACCGACACCAGCCAACAGGCCATGGCGGCGAATCCGAACCCGGGGATATTGTTGAACAGCGAGCGGGCCACGATCCTGCGCGCGCTCAAGACCGCGATCGAGAATCACGGCCAGCCGACGCCGGCAGGCCTGGAACTGCCGAAGTCGATTTCGAAGGTGGTCGACGCGAGACACTGGAGAGCGGAATACCTCAAGATCGCGCCTGACGCCGATACGGCGTCGGGTGAAACGATCAACAAGCGCCTGCGCCGCGCCAGCGAAAAATTCCAGGAGGAACGCATCATCGGGCGCAACAATCCGTGGGTCTGGCCGACTGGCAGGCCGGTCAAGAACGTGATCGGCCCGGCAGCACGCAATGAAAACCCTTACCCTGGCAGGCCGGAACCCGCGGTGCCGGAAGACATCGAGGACCTGTTCTGAGAATGCCGCGTATCCGCAAGCCCCGTAAGCCAGCCGTACCGAAGCCCGCACTCATGAACAGTCCGCCGGAACTTTCGATCCCCGAACGCGCGCAACGATCGCTACAGCGGGAGCATTCGCCGAACGACGGCCACGTTGTTGGGCTGCTCGGCCAGATCGACGGTGCCAGGACAAGCCCCCAAGCACCTGTGCGGCGCCCGCTGGTTACGTGGACGGTCGTTCATGTCGCTGACCGCATCGAAGAAGCATATCGGGTGTTGGCGCGGCTGTCGGTGGCTACACGACCCAAGGAGTTTGGGAACACTCTTCCAGAATACATCTACGACCGCGGTGACCTGAACTCGCAGCAGGAAGGCGGCGAGCTTGAGCGGCTGATGCGCCAGCGCAACCGCGTGGTGCTGCCGGCGTCGCCGACCGAGATTGCCAGGATGGAACAGTCGTTCCAGTGGATTGTCAGCTATCTAAATCGCTACCCGGAGGTATCGCGCGCCGTCTGCCGCGGCGCGATGTGGGCCGCCGCAAACGCGGATGTCGTCGACCGCTGCGCATCAGTCGGTATTCCAGAGTACCGTGTCCGCTGGTTCGTGCGACAAAGGTGGCACGGTCTCCTATTGATCGCACATGGGCTGATCCGTGATCGGGTGCCGGTCAGCTGACTAAGGCACTCATGTCAGCCGCCGTGGCCTGAATCTGCCGTTAATCCAAGAGCGCGCAGCACCGCATTACCTCTCGCCTCGTCTTCCAGACGCCTAGCAAGCGCCTCGGCCTGCCGTTGTTCACCAAACCGGCGTATAAGCCGTATCGTCTCATCCGACATGATGTCGCCGCCCCAATCGTGAACGACTTCCCATTGACGTTCATCGTGCATCTTGTTGCGACGAACTATCCATCGGTCCGTCACGCTGTACCACGCCTCCGCGACTTCTCTCGGTGTCATGCCTGCGGGTCCCCTTGCCATCGCGTTGGGCGAGCGTCATCGACGGGAGACGTTGATGCTGCTCCTGCCGTCATCGTATGAAACTGATGTGATCACGATGCCTATCCGCACGCCATTCTCAAAGTAGATATAGCCTTCAGTTAGGCCGTGCCCACCATGTCCGCAGCATGCGTGCTGCACTCCAGGCAATTCCCCCAAGCATGGATCATGGCCGTCCGCTCGCCGCGGTTGCTTGCAGACGGGGCATACCCAACCTTTGCGCCCTCGATACACTGGTGTTTCGCTCATTCGCGCAAACCGTTCCTTTCCGTCGCCAACGCCTCGTCGACGACCTGCATCAACGTCGGATGCTTTCTGTGGGGGTAACCGCCGGGCGGCAACACCATAGCGTGCGCGACCATCTCGTCGGCGATGTAGACCCGTACCGTCGCAAGCGCCAGCATCAGCCTCAGCGCCGCGGCCACCGGCCCGGTCGGAGCGCGGGACTCGTAGTCCTTCACGCGCTCCTTGCTGGCGAGGCCGAGTAGCTGCGCCATCTCGGCCGTCGTGATCGTACGGCCCAGCAGCCGGCCGATGGCCTTGCGGTGCTCGCGTGCCTCGGCGCCGGTTGTCATCCGATACCCTCCTCTATCGCTAGCGGGCGCAGGTACGACTCGTCGAACGACATAAACATCAGCCGCCGCGCGCCCTTGCGGCGGCCCTGGCCTGGCGCCGGCCGTATCTTCATCGTGAGATGCGGGTCGATCATGCGGGCGATGGCCTCGTGCCGACCGTTCCAGCCATCTCGACCGAACAGATGCATGGCGATTCGTGTCCACTTCTCGCGCAAAGTGATGATCCTGCTGCCGATCTTCGCATGCCAGCCGAGATGCCGCCACAGCATGTGCAGGTCGACCAGCACGTTGCCGCCGTAGGCCGACCCCATGCTCTTGCCGCAGGCGAGGCAGACGGCGTGGTCTATCTCGATGGTGCTGCCTCCCCTCCTGAGCGGGACGATCTTGACATCCGCCTGCATCACAAACTGCGGCTCGTGCCGGCACCGCCAGGGACGGCAGGCGTCGGGATATTCGGGCGGGCACAAGTGAACCTCAGTGGTTGCCGCCTGGGAGCGGTCACCGGTTTTGCTGGCACAGCCTTCTGCCCGCTGCGCCGGCGTCAGATCCTCGATCCGTTCAAGCGCGGTCATGGTGGTCCTCCCTGCCGGCGATGATGCCGCGCGCGGTGGGGCGCGATACGCCAAACACACGAGCGACTTTGATGACGTGTCGGTTCTCGGCCCAGTGTGTCCGGCCACGCTGCGCTTCGATCTCGCGGCGTCGATCGTCCCAGGCCTCGCGCCTGCGCTTTTTCGTGGCCAGGATCCGCTCGCGGTTGCGCTGGTAGTAGTCGCGATAATACGGCCGACGGTCGGTCATGGTTGTCGGTCCTCGATCGGCAATTCGGGCGAGACGTGAAGGTCTTTGTAGCGAGACCTCATAAGTTCCGTGTCGCCGTAATTCTCTTCGAGATTTTCCTCCGCAATTCTAAGTTCGGTCAGCCGGTCGCCAATTTGAAGCCAAGTCATTGCCTTCAAATTCAGAGCCTTCATGCGCATCTCGTAGTCCATGAAAAGCTTTTGCGCGCAGGTGTATCGCGAGCGCTCTTCGATGAGCAAGCACAGCGCCTTAATTCGATGCCCTTCCAGAAAATCTTCGTAAGTCATGTGTGCTCGCAATCTTTGTCGCGCCGCTCGAACGCAGACAGCATCCAGCATTCGCACACTTCATCGGGGCTCACGTACCTCTTGAAGCTTTCGGGGTGATCGCAAAAAAGCCAAACGCCGCCCAGCGAACCGACCGCGGGCACAGAGAACCAACAACTCCAGCAACTACAATGCTGCGGAGCAGCTCGGCGGTTCGCAACTGGCGGATAGGTCACTACGCGCTCTTGATTCGGCGGGATGTCCGCTTCATCAAAGATGATGATGCTCACAGCTCGTCCTCCGCATTCTTCGGCACGGCTTTCTTCGCCGCCCTGATCTGCGCGACGCTCGGCCCCGGGTCGCGGCTCTTGCCGTTCGGGAAGAAGCTGACCACCGCGTCCCGGTCGAACTTCATGAGGATCCTCCGGCGACGAACTGGCGCCCGTCATGCGGTGGGTAGATGACTCCCTCGCCGAACTTCCATTCGAAGTTCGTGCAGTCGCCGCCATCGGTGATGATGACGCGCCGCGTGGTGCCGAGCTGCGCGCCGACGCTGGTCGTGTAGTGCTTGGCCGCCATGACGGCCGTCTCGGCGTCGACGCGCGAGCGCACACACTCGTAGCTTTCGTCAGCGAAGAATTGAAAGACTGAGAACTCCCCACCAGGATATTCGGTCATGGCAGCCTCACAGGCTCGGGATGATGATTGCCCACACGGCGATCATGCTGACGAACAGCGAGACCGAAACGAGGGCGGCGAGTTCTTCGAGAACCGAGCGGAGCATGGTCAACTCACCTTGATGCCGTTCGGCGCTTTTGCCTTGATCCAATCGAGCCACCGCTCGAGCGCGGCGAGCGCGGCGGACTGGTCCGGTGCTTCCGGCACGCCGGGTACCAGCAGCGTGTCCGTGCCTCGGATCTTGGTAAGCCGGCCGTTCTTGTTCTTCTCGGCGTCATAGCCGTGCCGAGCGAGCGGCTCGATGAAGTTGCGCAAGCGGCGAGCGGGTCCGCGGGCGATCGGCAGCGCACCACGCGGCACGCTGTCGCCGAATTCGACCAGTCCAGATGCGTAGCAATAGGCGTGCATGGCCTTCTCCTCACATGAACAGCAGGATGAACAGGGCGAAGCCGTAGGTGACGGCAAATTGGAGGACGGCGGCAGTGGCCCAGCCGTAGGGGAGCTTGGTCATCGTTGTTCCTCCGCTCACCACGCCAGGCCGGCGACGGGGACGCCCCGCGCCGAAACCTGGTCGCCGTCGTCGGTCTCAAGGAAGTCAACGTCTTCCGGATCGCACCCGTAACGGTCGGCGACGGCCGCGGCGATCCAGCGCCAGCGACTGCCGTCCCACGGCGAGAAGCCGCCGGCGGCGCTGATGGTCGCGCCGGTGGCTAGGTCTGTGAGGACGGTAAGGCGTGGGCTGGCCATGTCACCCGACCCGCATCACGGCGGCCTCGATCGCCTTGAGCCCGCGGACGTCGACGCAGTCGTCGTCGGAGCCCCACATCTCGAGCATCTCGCGCACGTGCGCCGCGAGCGCGGCGATGCCGGTGCGCGTCGTCGGCTCCACGGCGAACATGTCCAGGAAGGCGGCATGCTGCCGGTCGTCCATGGCGAGCCACAGCTCGCGGTGCCGCGCGATCGCCGCCAGGACGGGGTCGGCGGCCGGAACCGTGGCCAGCGGCGCCAGTGCGGCGGCTGTGAGAAGACGACGGCGCGTGATAGAGCTGGGAACAGGCACGGTGACCTCCAATCCAGGTTGCGGTGCTTAGGGGCGCCTTGGTGTTCACAGCACCTTGGCGTCCCGACCGAACTGTGGTAGCACGGTTGGGATGAAACGTCAAACCGTGATACCAAAGAAAAAGCGGGGTCCTGCGCCAACCGGCAAGGGTGAGCCGGTAATGGTCCGCCTCCAGCCGGATCTTGCCGGGAAGCTCGACCGCTGGATCGAAACCCAGGAAGATAATCCGTCCCGGCCGGAGGCCATTCGGCGCCTGATAGAGCGGGCCCTGACCTAGCCCAATGGCTGCTTGAACGGGGAGCAACACCAATGCGCTGGATCATTTTGGCGGCTTTCTTACTTGCTGCGTCTCCTGCTCGATCCGATTTCAAAAGCAATGCGTGCCTTGTCGATGCTCTTGCTCATCTGCCTAAGATTGCCGGGATTAAGGTAATTCAGAAGTCCGCTAGATACGATCATGCGTTTGCGTCTTTCACCTTTCATATCGCCGATATTGTTATCGAGCTTGATGGCATGCGATTGGGCTATCGATTTGGTTGCAGGGTTGGCCCCGATGGGCAGATGAATATTATGAAGCGACAGATCGTTCAAACACGCTGATTGGATATTGTCTCGATGTGTCACTCCCGCGGCCAGCCGGGGCCGCCGGCGGCTTTCCGGGCCTTGATGGCGCGGTAGCAATCCTCGAGCGAGCCCGCAAGATCGGCGGCCGGATCGTACTCGCCGGCAGGTGGCGGCGGTTCGCGGCGCTCGTCCGCGGTCTGCTCCGGCGATCGTCTGGTGGTCGTCATTCGGTGCTCGCCGCCATCTCATCGAGCAGCTTTTCGATGTCGATGTCGTCGTCATCGTCGCCCGCGCATTGATCAGGGGCCTCCAGCACGCCGCTGAACGTCTTGTAGATTTCAGCCCAGACTGTTCGCCGCGGGACGAAGACGCATTCGCTGTGGTAGCCGCCGCCGTTCAGATGCGGGGTGCGTTGCCGGGCTGTCCTGAAGGTCGTAGACCAGGCAGGCCAGCAGTCCGCAAAAACGCGGCATAGAAATGGAAACGGGATCAGGCACCAGCGTCCGGTGTCAACCCAAAGCCAAAGTATGTAGTCGGTTCTCTTGCGTTCATCCCTGGTCCAACCGACGACCCCACTTTCGACGACGGACCATGTTTCAAGGGCGAGGTCGTCCTCGTCGGGATGCGTCGCAGCCCAGTCTCGCTCGCGGACTTTGGCGTCCACGCTCAGCCGGCTGCCTGACTGCGTTTGGATCCACCAGTCTGTTCCGTTCCTGTCTTCCTCCATGGTCGATTTGACGACCTTGACGGCGCCCGGCACGTTGCCAAGCAGCACAGACTCGACGGTGGCGCCTTGTGCAGCGCCGGCGCTGAACGCTAACCGTTCACGGAATCCGTACTCAAGCGGCGGCCGACGCATTTTCGCCCCAAGCAAACCAATCGGCGCGGTCGCATCGCGAAAACATTTCGAGATACGGTCCGGGCGAACAGGATTCGACCATCTGGTAGAATTCCATCGGCTTGCTGCTGTGCCCCTGCGGTCCGCGTGGCCAATGGAATGCGGTGCCTACGTCCTTGCGTTTGAGCGGCTGGCTGCCCTTGACGCCAAACAGAACATGCTCGGTCTGGCCGCGGAAATAGTTGCCCATGCCGAAATGCGGCTTCACCCACGTCAGCGCCGTGATGTAGCGGAAGCCCCAGCGTTCGATCAGGTCGAAGCCCTTGGGCAGCGACCGGTTGGTGATCCACAGGTACAGGTGGCAGTCGTCGTCGGCAAAATCGCCAACTGGCAGTTCCATCAAGCGACCGACAGACCAGGTTTCGTAGGTTGGCCGCGCTCGCCCGAGCTGATCCTGGTCGCCCTCGTCGCCCCAATCCCATGGCGGGTCGATTGCGATGGTGGCAAAGCGCGCGCTGCCGACGACCTGCCGCGGTTCAGGGATCGCGGCAACCTTGATCCGGTTTTCTGCGCGGCGCTGTTCCCGCGCCTGCTCTTTGATCTCCCGTTTTGCTTGAGTGACTGTCTTGGTGCCGGCCTTGATCTGCGCGGCGAGCTCCGGCGCCTTCTCGGCTATCGCCTTGGCGTCGGAGACGTACTGACGGTTTGTACCGACGGCGGCCGCGGCCTTCTCGCGGGCTTCGCCCTTTTGTTCCGCAACTAATTGCGGAACAGAATTTGGTTTCCGGATCTGTCGGGCTTTTGCTTGTTCCGCTTCAATCCGCTCGATATCGAGCGCCACGTAGGCGAGTTGCGATTTGTTCAGGTGCCGGCGCTTGAGGTTCAGCGACACGACGAACGACACCGGGTCGGCGCCGTCGTAAGCCTTCGTCGGGCAGTCGACGCCGGCAGCTTGCGCGGCGCGATACCGGTTCCGGCCGTCGAGTACCTGGCCCTCGTACAGCCGTATCGGCTCAAGCACACCGTTCTCGCGAACGTCAGTGACCAGGGCGTCGAACTCGTCACCGTCAAGCAGCGGAAAGATGTCGGCAACCGGATGAAAGCGAAGTCGGCGGTCGCGCCCACTCATTCCCCGAATCCCCGTTTGGACCTGTCAGATTCCCGTGCTACTTTCGGGCCGGTGATTTGATATGTCAAATCATTTCAACGGGTGATAGAGCGCCGTGCATAGCCATGATGTTGCTGCGACTTCGGTGATCTCAGGACGCGGCAGGGGTCCCGACCGCCGCAGTGCCTCCGCACGAAAATCTGACACAGCAGACTGTCTGGTGAGGGCGTATCTTGACGCCCTGCCGCTCTGCGCGGTGGCGGTGGTCGCACCGCTTCGCGTCCGGGAATTCGTCATCGTCCAGGTGACGCGCAACCCGGCGCAGCTGGTTCAGGAGATTGCCGCGCGCCGCCGCGTCGCCATGCGCCTCGCCGGCGCCAGGTGGTGCCGCGACCCTGGCCGCGCCGGCATGATCCTGTGGCTCTGCCACGAGCAGTGGTCCGCCGGCGGTGCCGATCTTGGAGACGGCTGCTACGCCCTGGCGGCCGCGGACGCCCTCCACGCGATCGAGCACACTGCGGACGAGTGCTGTGAACCGCGCGAGGTCCTGGCCCGCGCCCGCCAGCAGGCGGAGGCCGCAGCTGCTCTTGTCGAGAGACGCATGGGCGAAGGCGCCGGCATGCGCGACCTCAATCGAGGCTACAAAAATTATCGTCTCGCCGAGACGGCGGCCGGCAATCGGGCACTTCCGTACGTGCAGTGGATCGGACAAAGGAAGGTCGACGCGGTCGCAAAAATCGCCCCAACAAAAACAACGACATAGCCTAAAAACCGGACAGCGCGGACAGGAAACAGGACAGTGGACAGTCAAGCTGTCCGGTCTGTCCTTTTCTGCACGTCACAAACGTTAACGAAAAAAAGCTGTCCGTTCTAGGAATTATTCCTGTCCCAGTGCGCTGCACAATCGGACTTTTGAAAGAAATATTACCAGACACATCAAGGACCTAAGGACGATCGGACAGGACGGACAGCTTTTGGGGGCTTGACTGTCCTCTTTGTCCCGTGGCCTTCTCACGCGTGTTGCGCGGCCAAAGATATGGCCGCCGCGCAGATACCCCCTCACAGAGACTGTCGATCAAGCGCGGGAGCGACAAGCGATCCGCGCGCTTGGATAGATCTATCGATAGAGTCTCCTCTCTCAGTTACCTCCCGTGTCTCCGCGCGCGAGGCCGCCTGAACGGCGGCTCGCTTGACCCCACGCGGAGGCCATAGGCGGTTTTTCTGTCCCCGTTCACACGCACGAGTCCCCGATGGCCCGTAAGCCTGCTCCGCAAGCTGTCGCCGGCGGCGTCGCGATCACGGACAAGCAGTTGCGTGTCGACGCGCTCACGCCCGACCCGAAGAACGCGCGCAAGCATCCCGAAGTGCAGATCGCGCAGATCGCCAAGGCGATCGAGGAATTCGGCGTCGTCGACAAGACCGTGGTCCGGCCGAACGGTCAGATCATCGGTGGCGAGGGCCGTTGGCTTGCGCTCAAGCGCCTCGGCCACGACGAGGTTGACTGCCGCATCATCGCTGGCCTGGCCGAGTCCCAGTACCGGCGCCTGGCGCTGGCGTTGAATAAGATCGGCGACAACTCGCGTTGGGATGACGACGTCCTCGCGCAGCTGCTCGGCGAGCTCCGCGAGGAAGGCGACCCGCTCGACGGCATCGGTTTTTCCGACCGCGAGATCGAGAAGCTTCTGGCGGGCGACGATCCGATCGAGGTCCGCGAGATCGAGACCAGCGATGTCGAGGATGAGTGCTGGATCTCAGTCAGAGGTCCACTTGCCCAGCAAGCGCAGGTTTTGAAAGCGCTGCAGGATGTGATGAAGAAATTCCCCGGCGTGGCGGTCGACCTCGGCACGATCGCGATCGGGTAGGTTCAGTGGGAGTTCGTGATGTCTGAGCGTCTCAGCGGTAAGGTCAAGTGGTTCAACCCGGACAAGGGCTTCGGCTTCATCGTCCCGGACGCCGGCGGCAACGATGTGTTCGTGCACATCAACAGCTTGCCGGCCGGGGTCGACGAGCTGGTCGAGGATCAGCGGGTGACCTTTGCGACCGTACCGGGCAGGGAAGGTAAAGGCCCGAAGGCGGTCGATCTGCAGCTGGCGTAAGCCCCGGTGGCCATCTCGTCGGCGCGACTGTCAGCGAAGACCGACAACGCCCCACAGGCATTCAAGGCGAAGGTCGACATCCGCCGCCGGGTGCTCGCGGCTGTCGGCGAGGCCCGGGTCTTCGACGCGTTCGCCGGCGCCGGCGAGATGTATTCCGCGGTCTGGAAAGAGGCCGCCAGCTATACCGGTTGCGACCTCAAGCGCCATTTTGATGGGCGATTGATGTTCTGCGCGGATAATCGGCGTGTCCTTCGGGCCGTCGACCTACGGCCTTTCAATCTGTTTGACCTCGACGCGTGGGGGAGCCCGTTCGAGCAAGCTCTGATTGTCGCCGCTCGTCGAAAAGTGGCGCGAGGCGAGTTGATCGGTTTGACTCTGACCGAAGGCGCTGGCATCGGCCAGAAGATGGGTAACGTCGCTCACGTAATTTCAATGCTCACCGGCCTAAAAGCCGGCAACGGTTCGCTCCCCGGCTTAGGTCGTGCGCGCGATCATGTGTTTTCGCTGGCGCTGCGCGGACTGGCGAAACGAATGAACTGCGACCTCGTCAACCAGTGGCGCGCAATGGGAAAGACCGGCCAACAGATGATCTACTGCGGCTGCATTTTGCGCGGGCGCTGAGAGACGCGACGATTGTTGACCTGTTGAATAGCTGTCGCCCAGCGGCAATTTTTCGGTTCGTAATTTCCGTCATTGTCGATGCGGTCGATTGAATGCCTGGCGGATGGCTTCCGCCCCATGTCTTCAAGAAAGCACTCGTATCCGGACTTGCCGTCTTCACCGTGTCGCCAACGTTCACACACGCGGATGCCGCGAGCGCCGTAGTAAGCGAATTTATGATGGTTCTCGTGTTCGCACCGCTCGATGGTCGCCCACCAGCATCGCCACTCGGGTGTGATGTTTTTACGCCGGGCCTCGCCATGCACACGCTTGTTCGTGGCGCTAGCTTCGCGTCGAAGGCACCCGCAGCTTTTGGTTCGTCCTGACCGGAGATGTGTCTGCCGCGCCACGCGTTCTTGTCCACAATCGCAGCGCACGCGCCAAGTTCTATCGCGGGCCCCCGTCCGGGCAGCTTCGGACAAGACGATCAGCCGGCCAAAGCGTTGGTTGGTTAGGTCGGATGTTTTGCTCATGCTACACTCTGGACCGCTCGTTGTTGCATCTGTAGCAGGACATAACGAGGTTATCGGCATCGTTCGATCCACCGTCCGCACGCTGGATGATATGGTCCAGCGTCGCATGGTATCGGCCAAGTTTCCGGATGTGACGCCGCTGGTCCTTCGGAGGGCGGTAAACGCGGCAATGGCAATATCGGCAGAACAAGCCATCTCGTGCACTGACTGCTCTGAACAGCGTCTCGTATTCTCCGCGCGTGCACCAGTCTGGCATCATCGCCATCCGCCGCGGTTCAAGTCGACGTGCCGCCCGTTGACCATGTACGGCGCAAACCCCTTCGGGTGCGCCGCGGTCGACTTGCCCTTGTGCTCGCCTGTCAGGATGGTGACCCGCCGATAGTTGTGGGCGTAGACCTCGGAGCGGATGCGGCCGGCCTCGACCAGCGCGGACATGGCGCCGCTGTCGAGCGGGCCGTGCGGATGGCTCTGCGGGCAGCGGTCTCTAGCGAGCGCGGCTTGGACGAGAAGCTGAAAGTTCCGCTCGACCCGCTCGGGCGTCATCGGTTCGCGTTTCATCGGTCAGCCGCTTTTTGGCGCCACTCGCTCGAAGCGGGCCTCCTGATCGAATAGATGCGTCTGCCGCGGTGGCGCAAACGACAGGCCGTTGCCGTGGTTCTGAGGCACCCGCAGCGGATTGTGGTAGCCTGGCGGCAGGTACTTCTGTAGGTCCTTCTTGATGTAATGCTTCTTGCCGAGCCGCTGCAGCTTCTCGATCATCCGCAGCGTGTAGTCCTGCCAGTCGACCACGTTCGTGATGGTCGGGACATAGTTGGCTCGACCGACTTTGTAGAGGTCCACAAAGTCGTGCGTCGCGTCGACGATGGCGAGCGAGCTTTCGGTGTCGAGCGTGGGCTCGAGCGAAACCCACGTGAAGATGCCACGTTCGCGGAACGTCTTGAGGGCAGCGATGCGACCGCCGGGCAAGGCGGCGGCCCGCTCCCACTTCAACGAGAAGCGGTCGTCAAGAGTCGTGAGCGTGCACGCGAACGCATCGCGCTCCGGTCTGAACAGATCAATATCGACCAGCGCGCGTGCCCCGCCTTTGGTCAGCGGGCAGATGGCAAGACCGTGTTCCTGTAAGAGCTCGAGCGTTGGTCGCGTCAGTTCCGTGTTCGACGGGTTGTAGATGTCCGTCGTGAAACTGAGCATGACCTGCTCGGTGACGCCGAGAGATCGGTATTTCACCGCATCCTTGCGGAGAACATCCAGCCAGTTCGTTCTCGGTGTAGCGCCGGCGTCGAATTCCTTCCGGTCCATATGCAGGACCTTCGGTACATAGCAATACGCACAGCCATGAGAGCAACCGCGATACGGATTCGTTGACAGCGCCGCGTATTCTCCGGCCTGGCCGCGCGGGGCGTAGATTATGCTACACCCGCGAACAGAGACGCCGTCGGGGTTCAGTTCTGGCATTTGGCGGCACCTTATCGTTCGATTTGATACGTCAGATTGTGCCGGAAATCCCAGCCGGACGCCACAAAAACGATAACCTTCGGCTCTGCTGAGGGTCTGCTGAGGGTCGACGATGGCTGCGACGAAACGAAAGGTCGGCGGAAGATCAGCGCGGATCGACATCGATCTAAAGCTGCTGGCGATGCTGGCCGAGCGCATGTGCTCGATGGATGAAATCGCCGCGATGCTTCGCAGGTCTGGCCTGCAGGTCGACACCAAGACGATCAAGCGCCGAATGGCCGAGCCGGCCTACCGTCAGGTGTGGGACGATGCGCGACTCTGCGGCAAGGCGACGCTGCGGTCCAACATGTGGCGCCAGTCGCAGATGAACACCAGCCCCGGCGTCAACATGGCGAAGTTCCTCGCCACGAACTATCTCGGCATGTCCGACCGTGTCCCCGAAATCAACGTCAGCACCAGCGTAACCGTGGAGCAGACGAGTGCCCGCGATCGCCTCGGCCGCAAGCTCGACGCTCTCTCTGAACGCATCGAAGGCAGAGTACTTGAGCTTACTGCCGCCGCCGGAGCGACAGCGGTTCCTCGCCAGCCTGTCCGATGAGGAATCCGCAGAGCTCGAATATAACTGGCAGGGCTTCTGGGCCCGGCGCAACCAGATCGAGCCGGCCGGCGAATGGAACGTGTGGCTCGTGCTCTCCGGGCGCGGTTTCGGCAAGACCCGCACCGGCGCCGAGTGGGTGCGCGCCAGCATGTGCGGGCCCACGCCGCTCGCCGCCGGCCGCTACAGCCATGTCGCGCTGGTCGCCGAGACCGCGGCGGATGCCCGCGACGTCATGGTCGGGGACGGCAAGAACGGAGTGGAGGCAAGCGGCTTGCTGCAGGTTCACCCGCCGGCGTTCCGCCCGCATTACGAGCCGTCGAAACGACGCCTGACCTGGCCGAACGGGGCGGTTGCCTCGATCTTCAACGCGACCGAGCCGGAGCAGCTGCGCGGGCCGCAGTTCGATGCCGCATGGTGCGATGAACTTGCGAAATGGCAGTATGCCCAGGAAACCTGGGACATGCTGCAGTTCGGCCTGCGCACCGGCTCGCGGCCGCGCGTGGTCATCACCACGACGCCGAAGCCGATCAGCCTGGTCAAGCAGCTGGTCGCCGACGATGCCACGGTCATCACCCGCGGGTCGACGTTCGACAATGCGTCGAACCTGGCGCCCACGTTCCTGCGTACGATCAGGGAGAAGTACGCCGGGACGCGGCTCGGTCGTCAGGAGCTCGACGCCGAGATCCTCGACGACGTCCCGGGCGCGCTGTGGACCCGCGCCCAGCTCGACGCGCTGCGGGTCAAGGCGCCGCCGGAAATGCGCCGCGTCGTGGTGGCGATCGACCCCTCGGGTGCTTCCGGCGATGAAGATGACGCAGGCAGCTCGATCGGCATCGTGGTCGCCGGGCTCGGCGTCGACGGCCACGGGTACGTGCTGGCCGACCGGACCTGCATGCTGTCGCCCGCGGGCTGGGGCCGCCGTGCGGTCGACGCCTATCACGAGTTTTCCGCCAACCTGATCGTCGCCGAAAAGAACTTCGGCGGCGCGATGGTCGAGCACGTCATCCGCACCGTCGACAAGCGGGCACCGGTCAAGCTGGTGACGGCATCGCGCGGCAAGGTCGCGCGCGCCGAGCCGATCGCCGCGCTCTACGAGCAGAATCGCATCAAGCATGTCGGGGCATTCGCAGATCTCGAGGACCAGATGGTCGCATTCAAGACCGACGGCTACGTCGGCGGCGGCTCGCCGGACCGCGCCGATGCACTGGTCTGGGCCATGGCCGAGCTGATGCTGACCGTCGAGCAAACTGTCGCGGTCATCCAAACCGGTTTCTACTGATGGCCTACGACATCACGGTCGAGCACCCGTCCTACTGCGCCTACAAGCCGGCATGGACGCTGATGCGCGATGCGTTCGACGGCGAGGAGCGCATCAAGGAGGCCGGTGAGACATACCTGCCGATGAAGTCCGGCACCGCCGCGCTGAACGATTCTGCGGCGCGAAGCCGTGCCTATGATGCCTACAGGCTGCGGGCGGAATTCCCCGAGCTGGTTTCGCCGACGGTGCGCGGCGCGGTCGGGCTCATGCTCAAGAAGCCTGCGGTCGTCGAGCTGCCCAAGGCGATGAACGACCTGATCAAGCGCGCCACGCTCGACGGATTGTCGCTTGAAGGCCTGCACCGCAGGGTCGCGACGGAGTTGATGGTGACCGGCCGCTACGGCCTGCTGCCGGGCATGACCGAACAGGGCGACCCGCACATCGCCGGCTATATCGCGGAGTCGATCATCAACTGGGACGCCGGCTACCTGGTGTTGGATGAGACCGGCAACATCCGCAACCTTGAGACCGGGAAGTGGGAGAAGGAGAAGCGCTACCGCGAGTGCATGCTGCACGATGGCGGTTACGTCTCGCGGGAGTGGGTGAAGGGCAGCAGCGCCGGGGAGTTCGTCGTCGGTGAAACGATCGTGTCGACGACGCGGCAGGGAGTTTCGCTCGGCATCCTGCCGTTCGTGTTCATCGACACCAACGACCTGACGGCGGAGCCGGACGATGTGCCGCTGTACGGGCTTGGGAGGCTCGCGGTGCGCATCTATCGGCTCGATGCCGACTATACGTTCGCGCTGCACATGACATCGGAGCCCACGCCGGTTGCGATCGGGTTTGACGATCCCAAGAATGCAGTCGCGAACGGCAATGCGCCGAAGACGCTCGGCTCGTCGACCTTGTGGATTTTGCCGCCCGGGGGTGACGCCAAGTTCCTGGAGTTCTCCGGGCCTGGTCTGGCGGCGCAGAAGGAAGCAATCGCCGATGCGCTCAACCGCGCCGTTGCATTGGGCGCGCAGGTTCTGACCGATGCAAGGCGCACGGCGGAAAGCGGCGACGCGATCAAGCTGCGGCTCGGCCATCAGGCATCGACGCTGACATCGATCGCGCTGACAAGCGCGGCCGGCCTTGAGGCGGCGCTGCGCAACATCGCGATCTGGATCGGCCAGGATCCGAACGCGGTGACCGTGCAGCCCAATCTGGAGTTCTTCGACGAGCCGCTGAACGCCCAGGAGCTGGCCGCGCTGGTCGCCGGCTGGCAGGCCGGAGCCTACTCGTATCCGTCGATGTTCGAGCGGCTCAAGCGCGGGCAGATCGTCCCGCAGCAGCGCACGATCGAGGAAGAGCAGAGCCTGATCGCCGCCGACGACGTCGATCGCGTCGAGCCGGGTCCGGAAGAGGAACTGCCGGCGTAGGTTTGTCCCCCAAGCCCGCGATGCGGGCGGTTTCACCAAAGGAGAGAGCCCGATGGGCATCAAGGTCGTGCTGGAATCTCTGGACGACGTGCCGGAGGCGCAGAAGGAGCTGTACCAGGAAGACAACGGGAAGTTTGTGCTGGCCCTGGAGGGGATCGACGACCATCCCAAGGTGCGCGGGCTCGTCACCGCAAACCGCGAGAACGTCAAGAAGCGCGATAGCTACAAGAAGCAGGTCGATGACCTCACGGCGAAGATCAAGGAGTTCCCGGAGGATTTCGACGCCGAGGAATATCTCGCGCTGAAGGCGCAGGCCGGCGATCCGAACGATCCGGAGGTCAAGAAAAAGCGCGACGAGCACATGCAATCGCAGCGCCAGCTCTATGAAGGGCGCATCAAGACGATCCAGGACCAGTTCGCAACGCAACTCGCCGCCAAGGACGCCGAGCTCGCCGAGCGCGACGGCTACATCGATCAAACGCTCGTGGTCAGCGGGCTGCGCGATTCGCTGACCGAGGCCGGCGTCGAGCCGGATCTGCTGGACGGCGCGCTGGCCAGCCTGCGCCAGTCCGTCAAGGTGCAGCGCAGTGACAACGGCGACCGGAAAGCGGTCGTCGAGACCGACCTCGGCGATGTCGAGGTGGCCGCGTTCGTCAAGGACTGGGCCGGCTCGAAGGGCAAGCCGTATCTGCGAAAGACCACCGGCCCCGATCCGCGCGGCAACAACGGACGCGGATCGTTCGGCGCCAAGACGATTGCGCGCAAGGAATGGGACGGCATGTCCCACCTCGACCGGTCGACCAAGGCGAAGGAAGGCTTCCGGGTCGTCGACTGAACCGTTTCCCGTTGAGCCGCCGATGGCGGCACACACCCAATCCGTCCCTGGGGTCGATGGCCCTTTGGAATTCCCGCAATGCCATCACAAACCCATGGGGTAGACAATCATGGCAAACGTTCTCACCGATCTGGCGGCCGACATCTACAAGGCCGCCGATGTCGTCGGCCGCGAACTGGTCGGCTTCATTCCGTCCGTCACCATCAACACCGACGGGTCCGACTCGGCGCGCGCCGCCGTCGGCGACACGGTTCGTTCGCACTTCACCCGCCAGGCGACGGTCGTGACGAATACGCCGTCGATGACCATCCCGGAGGGCACCGACCAGACGATCGACAACAAGACGATGACGCTGTCCAAGACCCGGGGCGTGCAAATCCCCTGGACCGGCGAGGACATCCGTCACGTCAACAACGGCTCGGGCTACGAGACGATCTACGGCGACCAGATCGCGCAGGCCATGCGGTCGCTGGCCAACGAGATCGAGGCCGACCTCGCGATCGAAATCTACAAGACGGCCTCGCGTGCGCACGGCACGGCAGGGACCACGCCGTTCGCATCGAATTTCAACGAGATCGCGGAACTCCGTCAAATCCTGGTCGACAACGGGGCGCCGATCAACGATGGCCGCGCATCGCTGGTGCTGAGCACGACCGCAGGGACCAACCTGCGTCAGCTGGCGCAGCTGCAGAAGGTCAACGAAGCCGGCGGCAGCCAGATGCTGCGGCAGGGCACGCTGCTCGATCTGCAAGGGTTTATGCTCAAGGAGTCGGCCCAGGCGCAGGCACACACCAAGGGCGCCGGCACCGGGTACGACATCGATCTTACCGCCGGGTATGCGGTCGGGTCGACCACCATCCACCTCGACGGCGGCACGGTCAACGTCACCGGCATCAAGGCCGGCGACGTGGTGACGTTCGCCGGCGATGCGGTCCACAAGTACGTGGTCAAGACCGGGACGACCGAGATCGAAGAGGATATCGTGCTCAACAGCCCGGGCCTGAAGATCGCGGCGGCCGACGCCGACGAGATGACGATCGGCGCCTCGTACACGGCCAACGTCGCGTTCCACCAGTCCGCGGCCGAGCTCGCGATGCGGGCGCCGGCCATGCCGGTCGGCGGCGATGCCGCGGTTGACCGGATGACGGTGCAGGATCCGTGGTCCGGCATGGTGTTCGAGATCGCCGTCTATCGCGGCTTCCAGAAGATGATGGTCAACGTCGGCGCGGTGTGGGGCGTCAAGGCGTGGAAGGACGAGCACATCGCGTTGCTGCTCGGCTAACTGCTGCCCGGGCTGATCAGAATAGTCGCGGCGCGTGCGAGCGCGCCGCAATCATCCTCGCAAAACACACAGGAGAGCCCCCACATGGCACGGGCAGACACGATTCGCGTGAAGCGGGACGGGCCCCGCGGCTGGCACAGCATCCCAGCTGCGAGCTTCGACCCGGACAAGCACCAACGGTGGGACGCCAGCGCACCGAAGGAACCAGCCGAGGCGCCGAAGGCGCCAGCAGAGCCGGCCGCTCTGCCGTCGCATGAACGAGGTCGCGGTTCGCCCGCAACCTCCAGACGGAGTGTCGGAGAATGACTGCGATCACCGCCAATCACAAGAACACCGACTTCCTGCCGGCGCATGCCGTGCTGACCGTGGTGGCGAGCGCGGACGGATCGGGATCGATCGTCCGCCTCAGCGACCCGCCGGGCGGGCAGCCGCAGGGCACCACCGAAATCGCGGCCGGCGAGACCAAGCGGATCGGGCCTTTCGGAATCCCGACCTACCATCGCGTCGAGTGCGATGAAGGCACCCTGACGTACACCATCGGGCTGGCCGACTTCGAGGCTTCCGACGAGACCGCCAAGGGCGCGATCGCCAGCTACATCGTGTCCGACACCGGCACCAAGACGCTGATGGCTGCGGCCCGAGAAGACCGCATCGTCCATATCGTGGTGCACGTGACGACGGTGTTCGCCAATGGCGACGGCGCGCAGCCGACGCTGCTGGTCGGCGAGACCGGAGACACCGACAAGTTCGCCGCGGCTGCGGTGTTCACCGATGCTGTGGACGAAGCCAAGATCGTCCTGATCGGGACGCTGGCGGCGGGCAAGGCGCTGCTGCTGACGCAGACGGCCGGCACCGGCACGACCATGACCGGCGCCTATACGGTGAGCGCGCAAGCGGCGCCGCTGGTGTAGCGGGGCTGCCTGAAATGGATCGCATCCGGAGATCAAGCGATGATGACTGAGGTGCGATCCATCAATGCTCTTCGCGCCGATCGGGAAAACAACAACAGCTTGCTGTCGCCGATCGAGTGCCTTGAGGACGCGGCCGAAGACCTGCGGGCCGGCATCAAGACGCCGGATAAGCTGCTCGTGCTCGGACTTGACACCAAGGAAGACGGCTACCGGCTGTCGTTTTGGGCTTGCAATCTGCGTTCATCCGAAATCGTGGCGCTGTGTGAGGCCATGAAAATGAGAGTCATCCGAGATATGGATTTGATCTGATGGCCATCACCGTCGAAGATGGCACCGGACTTGCCAATGCCGATTCGCTCGTGTCCGTTGCCGCCTTCAAGGCGTACAGCGACGATCGCGGCTTCGACTATTCCGCCTATGACGATACCGGGATCGAGCAGGCGCTGCGGCGCGCGAGCACCTTCCTGACGCGCGCCTATCGGTACCAGGGCCACAAGGTCAACGCCCGCGATCAAGCCATGGCCTGGCCGCGTCATGGCGTCGTGGACGCGGACGGCTGGGCGGTCGCCTCCGACGCAGTGCCGGTCGAGATCGTGCATGCGGTGTGCGAGGTGACGCAGCGCGAACTGGCGACGCCAGGCGCGCTCAATCCGGACGTGACGTTTGCCGATCGCGTGGTCAGGGAGCGCGTCGGCGATCTGGAGGTCGAATATGCAAACGCCAAGAGCGGCGCGGATGCGTCGCGCCCGATCCTGCTGATTGTGCGCGATCTGATCGTGCCGTTCCTGGACAACAGCTACACCGGAACGCTGTTGAGGGTATGACGACGTTCAACTATGCCCGGGCGCGAGCCACGGCGGAACGACAGTTCGCCAGGTTCGGACAGGCCGCCGTCGTCCGGCGCGTGGCAAGCACAAGCGACCCGAGCGGCACGCCATGGGACCCGGAAGACGATGTTCGTGTGACGACCGACCATGCCTGCGTCGTCGCCGTGATGGACTACGACAATCGCGAGATTGACGGAACGCTGATCCTCGCCGGCGATCGGCGGGTGTACGTCTCGACCGCGGGGCTGGCGATCGAGCCGCTGACGTCCGATCGGCTGGTGATCGGCGGCAAGTCGCATGAGATCGTTGCCGTCGGCCAGCTCAACCCGGCCGGCACGGTGGTCTATTACGAGCTGCAGGCGAGGGCATAGATGCCTCGCCCATCGTCACGCTACATCGAGGAGCTTGCAGCCAAGTGGGAACCGAGGCTGCGCGATGCGTTTCTTGAGGCGATCCAGGACCTCCGCAGCGTCAATGTCGGATCGCTGACCGGGCTTATCGAGAACAGCGACATCGAGGGCGCGTTGCGCGCGGTCGGGCTGGACCCGGCGGCGTTCACGCCGGTGCAGCTGGAGCTGACGCGCATCTACAACGAGGGCGGCATTGCCGCGGCCCGAACGATCCCGCCGGCCAGGATGGTCGGCGGCTACGAGGTCCAGATCCGTTTCGATGTCCGCAATCCGGAGGCGGAGCGGATTATCCGCGAGCAGTCGTCGACGCTGGTGCAGGACATCACGGACGATCAGCGCACGACGGTGCGCTCGTATCTGCAACGCAACCTGGCGCAGGGCGCCAATCCTCGCACGGCCGCGCTCGACCTGGTCGGGCGGCTGGATCGAAAGAGCGGGCAGCGTGTCGGCGGCGTCATCGGACTGCACTCGACGCAGGAAAAGTGGCTGGCGAGTTATACCGACGACCTGGCGTCGACGGATCCCGTTGCGCTGCGGCGGCTGTTGGATCGGGGGTTGCGGGACAAGCGGTTCGATTCCTCGGTGCTCAAGGCGATCAGGGACGGCACAGGGATCCCGGCCGATCTGCAGGCCAGGATGCGGCTGGCCTACGCCAGCCGGGCGCTGCGCTGGCGCGGCGAGAATATCGCCCGCACCGAGACGATCCGCGCGCTCGGGTCCGCGCAGACGCAAGCCTACGAGCAGGCGATCGCCAACGGCCTGGTCGATCAGGACAGCATCACTCGCTACTGGGTCACCGTCGGGGACTTGCGGGTCCGCCCGGACCACAGGCTGATTCCGGGGATGAACAAACAGGGCCGGCGCTGGCGCGAGCCGTTCGCGACGCCAAAAAGCCGGCACTCGCCAACCGGCCTTTCGCTGCATGCGCCCCATGACACCGATATCATGTGCCGCTGCTACGAGCGGATCAGGATCAACTTCCTGGCGTCGGTCAGCCGGAGGGCCGCGTGATGGCCACCTTGAACTTTGCCGCCCAGGTGTCGCAGGAAGTCGGCCAGGTGAAGGCGGAGCTCGAGGCCGTGTTCCGCGAGTCGGCGCAGCGCGTGCTCGAGGAGATGAACACGCCGATCCCGCAGGGCGGCAACGTGCCGGTCGATACCGGATTTCTGTGGCACTCGCTGCAGGCGTCGACGACCGCCATGCCGCAGATGACCGCGACCGGCGCCAAGAGTGCAAGCTATTCGTTCGATTCCGGCCCGGTCGTCCTGACGATCGCCGGCGCCACGCTCGGCGATGCCATCTATGCCGGATACACCGCGGTCTACGCGCGCCGGATGAACTACGGCTTTACCGGACAGGACGCGGCTGGCAGAAGCTTCAGCCAGTCCGGGCATCTGTTCGTCGAGAAGGCGGCGCAGCGCTGGCCGGCTATCGTTGCGGAGGTCGAGGCGGAGCTGCGGAAGATCCAGGCTCGCTAGTGCCGTCGGCCTCGCCTGCCCGTTCGCCCGCCTCCAGCAGCGCCATCTGCAGCGCCGTCAGCGCCAGCCTGGCGGTGGCCAGCGCGGTCTCGGCATGTGCGGTTTGTCCTCGCTCGCGGCCGATGGCCAGCAGTGCGGCGTGCAGCCGCCCAAACGCTTCGTCGTCGGACAGATTGGCCATCTGGGCCGGGAGAGTAGCATGTCATGGCGATCTCGATAGAGGCTAAAATCGTCGCCGGCCTGCTCGCTCGCTTTGGAGAAATAGCGCTGCCGCAAGGGGTCACCGTCGCATATCCGAACATCGACTTCACCCCTGCGAGCGACGGCAGCAACAATCCGCTGCCCTATGTGCGGCTGTCCGTCCGCAAGAACCGGCCGTCCACCATTCACATCGGCGGCGGCCGCGAGCCGGTGCGCATGGGATTGATTCTGGCGGTCGTGTGCTGGCCGGTCGGCAAGGGGATAATCGCGGCGTCCGAACTGGCGGGCACGATCCGCGATCACTTCGCTTTCGCCACCAGGTTTGATTACGACGGTATCACGTTCTGGATCGTCGAGGAGCCGGTCGTAAACGACGACATGCAGGGTCCGGTCTACACCGAGATCCCGGTCGTCATCCCCTGGCAGGTCTATCCGTAAACCACCAAACGCTTGTCTGGCCGCACTCCGGCGCTTGGGGTCCGGCAGGCGTGTGTGACCGATGCGCCGATAAAAGGAGCCTCCCATGGCTGATCTTTTCCCCGTCGCTGGCAGCAAAATCCACATCGGCGGCACCAAAGTCACGCAGGCTGCGGACTTCATCCTTTCCGATTTTTCCGGCGAGAGCTGGGTCGAGATCGACGGCTGGTCGCAAGCCGGCGGCATCGGCGACGTCGCCACGCTGATCACGACGCAGCTGATCAATCGCGGTCGCGACCTGAAGCAGAAGGGAACGGCCAATGCCGGCAGCATGCAGAACGTCTTTGCCAAGCTGCCGAGCGATGCCGGACAGGCAGCATTGCTGGTGGCCAGCGCAGGCTCCAACAAGAGCAATTACGCCTTCAAGATCGAATGGTCGTCCGGAGATGACTGGTACTTCGTCGGGATTGCGATGAACTTCTCCAAGGCCGGCGGTCAGGCCAACACGATCGACAACATCAACTCGACGATCGAGATCAACTCCAACATCGTCGAAGACGCCGCGTAGGCGGTCGGCGGCGGCTAACGCCCACCACGTCGCAACTTTCCAAGCATCCCCAGGAGATAGACCATGGTTGACATCACCATCACGGCCGCCAGCGTCATTGCCGGCGGCAGCGCGCGCGTCGCAACCGGCGGCAAGGCCGGCGCCACCATTACCGCGGGGCAGGTCGTCTACAAGGAGGCCGCCACGGGCAAGTACAAGCTCGCCGATGCCGATCACGCGACGGCGGAGGTCCGCCAGCCGGTCGGCATCGCGCTCAACGGTGCATCGGACGGTCAGCCGCTTGCGGTTCTGGAAAAGGGGCCGATCACGATCGGCGCCGCCGTCACGGCCGGCACGGCCTATTACCTGTCGGCGACGGCCGGCGGCATTGCCCCGCTCGCTGACATAGCCGTCGGCGACGATGTCGTGCTGCTCGGGCTTGCCACGACCGCGGCGATCATCGAAGTCGATATCCAGGTGTCGGGCGTGACGCTGTAGCGGCGTGATGCTCTCGTCGCGTAACAGGAGTTTGGGTGAATCCATGACAGATGCATTTGATCTTTCCCGCTTTGACGATCTCCAGGCAAGGCAGGAGGAGGGGCTGCAGGTCGAGATCAAGGGACCCGACCTGCGAACCAAGCTCGGCGTAACCATCACGGTGACCGGCCCGGACTCCAAAAGGGTCCGGGCCGCTTTGCACGATATGCAACAGCAGCGGCTTGACGCCGAGGACACGGCGCCGCTCTTAGCCGCGGAGATAGATGCCAACGAGCGGCGCATCATGGCCAAGGCGACGCTGTCGTGGTTGCCGCCGAAGCTGAAATTCGGCGGCAAGGAATACGAGTGCAGCGAGGCGGCCGCATTCGACCTCTACATGCGCTATCCGTTCATCTTCGATCAGGTGCGGCAGCGCGCCGGGCGCAGGACGTCTTTTACCAAGCGCTCGACGCCGCCCTCGGCCGCGCCGTCGAGCGATGGTACGAAGGAAAGCTCCAAAGCATCCCAGGCCGGGTAGGCGGGCGCGTGTGGGCCGGCGTGCCGGCGGCCGCCCAGTCGGTATTTGCCGCGTTCGTCGCACTTGACGGCAAGCGGTCCGGCACGGGCTTTGGCGCATTGCCGATCCCGTATAGCGAGATCGCACACTACTCCGCGCTGGCCGGATACCGGTTCGCGCCGTGGGAACTCGCCGCACTGACGGCGATGGATCAGCGGGCCATCAAACTCATGAACAAGAAGAACGATGGCGCCGAGGAAAAAGACGTGATCCACAAGGAGCCGATGACGCCGCAGCTGATGAAGCAGCTGCTGTCCACGCCATCGAAGGCAAAGAAGAAGCCCCGCCGCCATGGCTGAACTCGGCCTCACCATCAATTCCGGCCAGGCCAAGCAGGCCGTCGCCGATCTTGACGCGCTGGTCCCCGCGGCCGCGCGCGTCGAGCAGGCGACGTCCCGCATGGGGCAGTCCGCCGAGACCGCGTTTCGCGCCACCGGTGCGGGGGCATCGGAATTCTCGCGCCTGATCGTGGCCGCCACGACGGCCACCGACACGATGGCCGCAAGCACCATGGCGGCCCTTGAAAGCGTGGCGCGTGAATTTCAGCAGCTCGCTTCGGTCGGGAGCGGGGTCGACCAGCTGTCGGTGCAGACGTTCATCCAATCGGCGCGGGCCGCCAACGAGTATGCGATCGTCCTTGATCGTGTCGCGGCAAAAGAAGCCGAGCGGATGCGGCAATTGCTGATGCCGCGCGGCGCCGCGGCGATCGACCAGCGTTTCGGCATCGGCGAGTTTGACAGCGCGGCGAGGGGAAAGGATATCCAGGCCTATGGCCAGCAGCTCGATGCGCTGCGGGCCAAGTACGATCCGCTGTTCGCCGCCGGGCAGCAGTACAAGGCATCGCTTGCCGAGATCAACCAGGCCGCGCGGGTCGGCGCGCTCAGCGAACAGCAGCGTGCGGCCGCCATCACGAACACCAAGCTCGCCTTTACCGGGCAGGTCAACCAGATCACCGGCGCCAACGAAAGGTACATGGCGCTGAACGCGACGACGCGCGATACCGCCGGCGGATTCCGGGCGCTGAGCTTCGAGTCGCGCAATCTCGGCTTCCAGCTGATTGACGTCACCCAGCAGGCCATCGCCGGGCAGTCGGCGTTCATGATCTTCGCCCAGCAGGGCGGCCAGCTCGCTCAGATCTTCGCGCTGTCCGGGCGCAAGCCGATCGACCTGTTCAAGGAGCTCGGCGGCGTCTTTACCGGCTTGCTCACGCCGGCGCGGCTGGTCGGGCTCGGCATCGGGGCGATCGGCACGGTCGCGCTGGCTGCCGCTTCCTCGTTCGCCTCGGCGCGCCGCGACATCGAGCGCGAGCTGGCGGGAATCGGCCGGGCGTCCGACGTGACCGTCGACGACATCGAGCGGATTGCCGATACCGCCAAGGGCCTGTCGTTTTCGCAGGGCCGCGAGGCCGCGACCGCGTTCGCGGCGACCGGCAAAATCTACGAAGACAATATCGCGCGGCTGACCGACGTCACCAAGGAATTCTCGATCGTCACCGGGCAGGACGCGACCGCAGCGGCCAAGCAGCTTGCGGCGGCGTTTGCCGACCCGGTGAAGGGCGCCGACGACCTCAACAAGACGATCGGATTTCTCGACGGCCGGACGCGGGAGTACATCCGCACGCTGGTCGACCAGAACCGGTTGCAGGAAGCGCAGCGGGTGCTGGTCGACCGGTTGTCGCCGGCGCTGGAGAACGCCGACCGGCTGACCTCGAACTGGTCGAAGAGCTGGGACACCTTGACCAGCAAGATCTCGGATGCCTGGACGGCATTGGGACGGGTGATCGATCGGGCGACCGGTGCCAGAACGCCGGAAGAAACCACTTCCGACGTACAGCGGGAGATGGACAGGCTGCAGGCCCGCGCCGACCGGCTGCAAGAGCTCATGAGCGGGAACAAAATCCTGCCAGACAGTCCTCTTTTTGAGAAGACGCTGGACGACCTTGATGTGCTCCACAACAAGATGGCCGACTTGATCTTGCAGCAGGGGGCGGCAGAGCGCGCCGCGGAAGAAATCCGGCTCAACAGATTGTCGACCGATGCCGACGACGCGGTCAAGTCGCTGATCCCGGCGGTGCGGCAACTCGAGCAGGCCGCGAAGCTGACCGCGGACCTCGACAAGGCCCAGATCGCAGGGCCCCTCATGGGGCTGTCGCGGTATGCCAGGCTGGCGCGCCGCATTGCCGCCGAGCAAGACGATTTAGGGCGGAAGGCGGTCGCGGCCGAGGAGCGCCGCCTCAGCATCGTGAGCGACCTGCGGCGCACCTATGGCGATGTAACGACCGAGACGGCAAAAGCGCTGGCGAACCTGAGCGCCCAGGAGCAGGTGGCCGGCGCGGTGACGGCGCAGGAGCGATTGAGCGCCCAGGAAAACGCCACGATCCTCGATCTGCTGCAGCAAGAAAGGCCGCTGAGGGACGCGATGATGCTTGCCGCCGCGCAGCGCGCGGTCGCGGAGGCACAGCTCAGCGCGCAGTTCGAGCAGCAGATCTTCTCGCTGCGGCAGCAGACCGAGTTGATCTATGCGCGCCAGCGCGGCGAGGAGGCGACCGTCGCCGCGGCGCAGGCGTACGACAACGCCATCCGGCAGGGCGCGACCTCGCAGCAGGCCGCGTCGCTGTCAGCCGCGACCCTGGAAAACACCCAGGCGCGGATCACGTCGCAGCAGCTGTCGACCAACTCGGCGATGCAGCGCGCGATCGACCTGCAGGAGCAGCTCAACGATTCGTTCAAGACCTACCTCAACATGGGCGGCAAGGAGTTTTCGGACTTCGCGGTCGGCGGGGAATCCCAGTTCACCGGAACATTCACGAGCACTCTGGCGGAGATAATTCCGTCGGAATTTCGTGATGCAAGAGCGGAAGGTGTCGACTACACTGACAGCGGAAAGGCATTCCTAAACAGTACAGGCGCGGAAAACATCATCGACGAAGTCTTCAGGAGAGGCGGATCCTACGAGGATGCGATTGACCGTCTGATCAAGACCGCAGGGCACCGCAAATGGGGCCCCGGGCTGACAGACGTCACGGTCGACGCGATCGACGAGCTCCTGGACTTCCTCCCCGAGGAGGACCAGATCGATGTCATCGAGCGGGAGCTGAAGCTGATTCGCGCGACGCCGATGACGCTGGCGCGCGAGCAGCTGATCAAGGATCTCACCGACAGCCTGGACGACCTGAAGGAATCGACCGACGATCTCACGATCGGCCTCAACAAGATCTATACCGAAGGCCATGGCGCCTTGCGGATTGGATTCTTCCAGGAGGGCGAGGAGGATTTCACCTACGATCAGACCGGCTTTTTCGACCAGACGAAAAAGACCACAACCGGCGAGACCGACATCGTCAAGGAGCTGACCGGCGGCGGGATCGGCATCGTCGGCGGCAAGACGCTGATCGAGGGCGTCACCGGCTTTGCCGGCGGCGGGCTGATCGAACCCAACACGCTGGCCTATGTCGGCGAGCACGGGCCGAATCCGCGGCTGATCCGTACCGGCTCCATGCCGGTCGAGGTCGTGCCAGACAACGACCGCGGCGCCGCGCCGGGACCAAGGACGACGAGCTTCAACCAGACGTTCGTGTTCAACACCCGCGCCAACGACCTCGGCGACCGGCGCACGCGCCGCCAGGCGGCGGCCGGCTACGGCAACAGTTTCCGGTCGGCAGTGTGATGATCGTCAATCCTGTGGTTCTGCCGGGCACCGTCATCATCAGCGCGGTCGGGCAGATCGTCGACAACTCGGTGATCCAGGAGGGCGACAACGGCGAGGACGAGACGGTCGCGCGCGAGAGTTTCCCGCGCCGGCGCTGGCAGCTGTCGTGGCACTTTGACGACGTGGAGAACGTCGAGTCGTTCTTCGAGGTGCATGGCCGCCACACCGGGTTCCTGATCTACCCGCCGCGCGGGCGTGATCGCATCGCTGTCGCTCAGCTGATCGGCACCGGCGATGCATCGGAGACGGTGTTCCAGCTGACGCTGACGCGGACGGCCGGCGCCTTGAGCGTGACCAAGAACATCCTGCATCCGGTCCATTCGACCGTCACGATCACGCTCGACGGCGCGGGGCAAAGCGAGGGCACGCACTACAGCGTCAACTACGCGACCGGCGTCATCACGTTCGTCTCGGCGCCAGCGCTTGACGCGCCGGTCGTGGCGGACTTTCAATTCTATACGGCGGTGCGCTGGGAGACCGACGAGCTCAATACGGTGGTCGAGAACGTCGCGACCCCGGAAGTGCGGCAGCAGATCCGATCGGCAACCGTGGTCGAGCTGCTCAACAAATGAGAACCTATTCATTCGACCTGACGACCGGCAAGCCGGTCCGGCTCTACACGCTCACGCGGGAGGACGGGACGGTCTACCGCTTCACGTCCTGGGACCGTGCGATCACCATCCCGGGCGATGCGACCTGGCAGTCGGTGACCGGGCTACTGGAATACGATGTCACCGAGAGCAAGGACGGAACGCCGGCCTCGACGGCGATCGGGCTGGCGACGCTTGCCGGCGGACTGATCGATCCGGTCGATGTCGCGCTCGGGCTGTTTCGTCGCGCCGTGCTCGAAGTTCACATCGCCAACGCCGCCAACCCGACCGCGAAGGATTTTCACTTCATCGGCAAGGTCACGGCGGTCGACCAGTCGAGTTACGACGCGGTCGTGTTCGAGGCCGACAACCATCATGCATTCCCGCGCAACAAGCTGGTCGATACGTTCCAGCTGCATTGCCGGTACGCCTTCGGCAACACGTTCTGCGGCATTCCGGTGATGCGCCCGGACGTTGCGCGGTCGACGGCCTATGCGATCGGCGGTTGCGTGCGAGCGCTCACCGGCGCCTCGCCAGCGGGCTACGGCAACGTCTATTTCGAGGTGGTGACCGCCGGCACGACAGCCGCCAGCATGCCAACCTATAACTACACCATAGGGGCGCTGACCACGGATGGCAGCGTCGTGTTCATCGCCCGCAACGCCTGGGAGCGCGCCTGCACGATCGACACCGTGCAGAACCATCACAACCTCACACTGACAGAGCTGCCCGATCCGCGGGCCATCGATGGCTGGTACAATCCAGGCAAGATCACCTTCGCGAGCGGCCGGTATAAAAACCGGACCTTCAAGATCGGCTACTGGACGCAGTCCGATCTGCGGCTGATCACATTCCAGCCGGTCGGCATCTGCGTGCAGGCCGGCGACACCGCGCTGATCTGGCCGGACTGCAACAAGACCCCGATCATGTGCCACGACAAATACGACAACAGCCTTCGGCATGGCGGGTTCTCCCGCTTTGCCGGGGCCAAGGCAGCAAGCTCGTCGGATCCGACGACATTGACCGTATAGGAGCACGGACCACGCATGGCAACTGGTGTAGTCGGCCCAGGCGGCGCCGTAGTTGGTGGCAGGCGCACGAAGACAACTTTTACCTTCCAAGAGCCGACGATCGCCACGTCGGAGCCGCAGGCCGTAGGCCTGTCGGCCGAACAATACGAAGCGACGCTCTACGACAAGGAGATTCCGCTGTGGATCGGCGGCAAGTCGCTGATCGGGATGCGGATCATCGAGGGTCCGATCCATCTGAAGATCGGCGAAGAATGGACTGTCTCGGGCATTGCCGGCGCCGTTGTCCCGGCCAACTATGCAAACGATACGCGCTCGATCACGGCGATCCGGATCAACGGCAAGGAGGCATGGAACGACGCGACCGGCGCGATCCTGTCAGGGATTACGTTCGACGGGCCGACGGTAGATGACGGCCAGGCAATCCGCTGGAACACCGGAACGTTGTCGCAGCAGCCGGACGCGCTTTCGATCGAGGCGTACGGCGATGAGGCTTTCGCCTATACGCCGATGGTGACGCTGGCGTTCCACAACATCCAGGTCGATCAGTTCGGCGGCGAGGTTCCGTTTTTCTCGGTGATGCTGGAGGATAGTCATTTCGGGGATCCGGACGACGGCATCACCTGGCAGGAAGCATTGGAGACGCTGGCGGCCTACGACGGCCGCGGCGCCGACGTGTTCGAGGCGATCGACGTTACCGGCCGGATGGATGCACTGATCCTTGGACGCGAACAGGACTTCATCGAGTTCCTGCAGGACCGGCTGCAATCGAAGCCGCATTGGACGATCAGGACGGGAAGCAAGCTCTACGTCATCGAGAAGGGCGTCTACGCGCGGGACCTGGTCGTCGACCGCGCCAAGTTCATCCAGAACGGGGACAAGCCGTTTGTCGCGACACAGGCCAGCGAACTGGAAGAACTGCGGGAACTGCGGCTCAGCTTCATCGACGCCAACAGGGACAATGAGCCCAGCACGGTCGTGGCGAGCGAGGATATCGACCCGGTTCCAGGCACGGCGGCGTTCGAGACCGACAGCATCGCCACGCCGGTGGTGTCGACCGCCGTCGAGATGCTCGAAGAAGTCAATTTCGCATTCTACTGGCGCAAGCAGGCTCAGGAAACTGCGGAGTACATTGCCAAGCTTGCCTATCTCGGCATCGAGCCAGGGGACGTCCACCAGATCGATACCGATGCGCGGACGTATCATCACTCCGTTGTCGATGTTGTGCGGTCGCCGGACTGGACGACGGAAATCAAGACGGAGGGCTTCTTGACCTGCGCGATTGAGGGTCTGTGTATCCCGGTTGAGGAGAGCCGCTCGATCACGTTCAACGACGACATCGATCTGTCGTCCGGGTCGGCGTCTGTGGTGCATGTGGACGGCGCCTACGCTTATGCAGGCGGCACGGCCGGCACCGGCACGGCGCGTATTCAACGGCTGACGTTGGCGGATTTCTCGACCATCGCGTCACTGGACCTCACCGGCACGCGCGCAACCGGTCCTATTCCGGCGATGGCGAGCGATGACACGTATCTCTACGTCTACACCTACCAGGAGGTCCGCCGGATAGACCTGTCCACGTTCACCGCGGCGGGGACGCTCGACCTGGCGGCGGCTCTTGGATTGACGGTGCCGGAAGCGCGCATCGAGGCGGACTACGGCAACAGACCCGTTGTCCACGATGGCTACCTCTACTTGCCGAACATCTGGATCACGTCGGACCCGGACGGTCCGGCGATCCTGCGCGTCGACCTGACCGACTTCTCGACGGTCGAGGCGCTCAGCATCAGGGCGACATACGGTCAGAGTCTCTACACAAGCGACTGCTGGGCAGACGAAACCTACGTGTACTATGCGGTGCAGGGCACGGGCGGTGCCGGCGCCGGCTTTGGTGTTATCCGTGTTGACCCAAGCAGCTTTAATGTGGGGGCACTGCTCTACTTGGATGTGAATGCGGACTCTGGGCACACATGGAACGCATCCTACGCATTCGGCTGCGCCTTCTGCGGCTACGTGTTCCTCGGTTTCAAGAGCAACTTTAATCCTCCCGATGGTGTCGGAGGTGGCGTGCTCCTTCGTGCCAGTACATCACTCTCATCTGCGGAGTACTTGGATATCAGGAAGGGCGGCGCATGGAGCGAGATCGACCACTCGACAATCTGGTCGCCAACCCCGGGGCCTGCCGTGCGGCACAAGAACTGGCTCGCATTCCCCGATCAGAATGATGGCGCCGTGTTCGCGTTCAATCCGCTCTCGACAAACTTCTCGACGCAGATCTATCGCGCGATCAACCACATGAATGTTTCCAATCCTTCGATCTACAGCTCCCATTCCTGGGACGCCGGCATTCCTTCGATGGCATCGGACGATGACAATATCTATCCGATCAATTGGGGCAGCTACCTGGGCAAGTTTACGTTGGACTAGCGCATGCCCGACCTTTGCATCAGCAATGTCTATTCGAGCCTGAACTTTTCCGATGCCCCGGTCTCGACCGTCGTTCGCGACTATCTGCTGAGGATCACCGGCGAGCCGAACCTCGGCGGCATCCAGGACGCGCCCTATGGCGGGTTCACCCCGACCGTCTCGGGCGGCATCGCGCCCTACAGCTTTTCCCTGCAGGGCACCTGGCCGCCGGGGCTGACGATCGATGCCGGCACCGGCGCGGTATCCGGCACGCCGACTGCCGCCGGCATTTACCCGGGACTGAGCGTCCGCGTCACGGACGTTCATGGCACCACGGCCGACATGGCCACGTTCACGATCACCGTCACGCTTGAAGACGACGATTACGCCGCATGGGCGGCGACGATGTGAGGCGACGCAATGGGCTTTGACATCAAGGACTTCACGCTCGGAACGGCCGTCGAGATAAAGGCGTCCTTAACGGCTGGAGGGTTTTCGCCGCAGCATCGTGACCGCCTGTTCGCCGTCGCCGCGTCGGCAATGACCCGGCCGGCAAACACGACCCCGTATTCCGCCAACGATGCGGTGTCGGACAATGCCACGGCTGGGTCGGTCACGCCGATCTCGTTCAGCCCGTCCGATGTCAACGACGACACGATCGCGATCGAGCGCTGCCGCATCGCGACCGACGACACCGGCGTGCAGGGCAAGCAGTTCCGCGTCTGGTTCTACCGGTCCGATCCGTCCGCGAGCACCGGGATCGTTGGCGGCGACAACGCCGCCTTCTCGACCAAGCAGGGCACGTTCATCGGCACCATGACGGGGACGTTCAGCACGTTCTCCGACGGCGCTGTCGCGGTCTGCACCCCGGACGACGGCAGCCGGATCATCACGCCGCCGACGTCGGGCGCCAAGACCATCTTCGCCCTCCTGGAAACCCTCGAGGCGTTCACGCCTTCGGCGAACTCCACGGCCTTCACGCTCACCGTCGAGGGGCTGCAGGGCTCAGCTTAATCCGGCAATCTTCTGGAGAATGAATCATGCCTGCTGTCTGGACTCCTGACGGGCAAGCGCTTGCGGTCGTTGGCGCGCTCGAGACCATCAGCGTCACCCCGGTTGTGGACGCGGATCCGGATTATTCCGATGGCGACGTGCTCGGCTCGGTCATGGAATTTGCCAATGCCGTCCGCATGGACGGCGGATCCGGCTATGTCACCTCGGTCCGCATCACAAGCAAGACCGCCAACGCCCAGCCGGTCGATCTGCTGCTGTTCAGCGCGGACCCCACCAATACGACCTGGACCGACAATGCCGCGGTCGCGGTCAACGCCGCCGACTTGGCCTTCCTGGTCGGGGTCGTGCCGGTCAACAGCTGGCACGCTCTCGGGACGCCGAGCGTCGGCTACAAGGAGTGCGGCGTTCCGTTCAAGCTGGCGTCGGGGACCAGTCTTTGGGGCGTGCTCATTGCCCGCGGCACGGTGGCGATCGGCGCTGTGGACGATGTCGTCGTCGAAATCGGACTGGACCAGAACTGATGCATCCGCTTCGCCGCCGGCACATCCTGGGAAAGGGCTCGGCGTCTGCCGGCATCACCGACGACGGCGTGATCTTCGACGGGCACGAAGAACCACCGGTCGTCACCACCGACGAGGTGACGGGCGCGGTGACGATCCGCGGCAAGATCAAGGATGGCTATTTCGGCAAGTTCATCTATCCGATCGAGGCGTTGCAGGGCAACTTTGCGTACAACGTCGACATGGTGAACAACCTGTCGGGGCTGACGCTCGGCGGGGCCAGGGCCGGGATTGGCTTCGGCTTCAGGCAGGGCAACAAGTTCAAGCTGGCGCTGCTGCAAGGCGACGGCGCGGGCGCGACCAACGCGGTTGTCGTATCGGGCGAGCCGCCGAACGGCTGGAACAAGCAGACAGGGCATACCACGAACAGCGCTGGCGCGCCCACCAGCGGAACGCAGCACGCGGCCGACATCCAGCTTGTCACGGCAGTTGACGGCACGTCGTTTGATTTCAAAACGTCGGGCGACGATCAGGGGACGTGGGATATTGAATTCGACGATCAGTCGTTCTCGCCGTTCGCCGATCTGACGGAGGCAGCCGAGACCGGCATTGCGGGATATTTTCATTCGTCCGATACCGGCGAATATAGCTGCGTGATTTCGTGGAGCAGCGAGGAAGCGACAGCTGAGGTCGTCTTCACCTTTACCGACTCGGCTGTCGATGCCAGCAACCTGACCGAATACACATTCTCGGCAATGGAGATCGGCACGGCGCACGCGGACCGCGAGGTCTACGTCGGCGTCCACTGCTCGTCTACAATCAGCACCGTGACTGTCGGTGGCGTCTCGGCCTCGCGCATAGTCTCGCAAAGCGGGGCAATTACTTCTGAAATCTGGAAGGCGCTGGTCCCGACTGAGACGACTGCCGATATCGTAGTTACAGCAGCATCGCCGGCGGCTCGCTGCGCCATTGCCGTCGGCTCCACTAGCGGATTGACGGCGCACTACGACGCGGACGGCGCGGCCATCGCGCAGGCTGCCAACGCCAGCAACGTGACCCTCGACACCGTCGACGGCGGCTTCATCTTCGGCTATGGCGCGGATACCAGCGTTGTGGCGGGTGGTTTCACCTGGCGCAACATGACGGAGCGCGTCGAGGAGACCATCGAGAGCAACACAAAGCAGACGGCGGCCGACGGGGAAACGACGGGTGCGAGCACGGAAGTCGGCGTTGACCGCGACGGGGAAACGCCGGGCGGTACTGCCTACGTCGTTGTAGCTAAGGGGCCGCTGGCGGGACTCCCTGCCGGCCCGCTGGACGGCACGGGTGTGACGGCGGCGTTCTCGCTCTCGCGTTCACTGTTGCAGACATTCCAGGCGGCAAAGTATCTCGACACGGCCGGCGCTATCACGCGCATCTATAATCAGGTGCTGTCCGGTGATGTGACCGATGGCGCCACGTCGACGCGCAGACCTGCGCTTGCGACCGCGTTCCCGAACTCGATTACGTGTGCAGACTTCGATGGATCATCCGATTATCTCGACGGTTCGGCAATATCGAACTACATCGGGGCATCGTCGAAGTTCATCGTCGCAACCCTGATCTTCGACAGCATCTCGATAACTACGGGTGGCGTGACTGCCGGGCACGCGGCGGTGGTTGACTCGACAGGCCGCACCGGCATCTTCGGCTACAACGACGGAGCGGACAAAGCGTTCGCGGCAAATTTCGACGGGACGGTCGACGGGGCTGGCGTCGCGGTCACTGAAGGCACCGCCTACGTCGTGACCTGTCGCCACGACGGGACGAACGTTCATGTCTCGATCAACGGCGGCGCGGAAACGTCGGTCGCATCCGGTGCCACCAGCGGTGCCATGGGCACGCTTCGGTTCGGCTACCGCGGCAATGGGTTCTTTGACGGTAAGCTCGCCGAGGCGGCGCTGTGGTCAACGGTCCCGGACGAGTCGACCCGCAACGCGATCATCGCCGACTTCATGGCCCATGCGGGGATTACCTAATGCGCCTGCTGACGGTCGTGGCCATCGCCGCGCTGATCCTGATCTATCCGGCGTTCGCGCATGATTCAGAGGACCTTGCAGAAGCGATATCCTGTTCGATTTTTCATTCGCTGAATGTAGCACAGCCCAGCAACTTAACAAAGGATTGAGACTGTCATGGCGTGGAGATTGGCAAAGAGCATTGATGTGCTTCGGTCACAGATAAACAATCTGTATCCAGACCGGCGCAAGTCGAGCGACGGCACGATCGGCGATGAGGCCCATGCGTCTCGCAGTTCCGATCATAATCCTTGGGTGAAGGATGGCAAGATTGGTGTTGTTACCGCTATCGACTTCACCAACGATCCCGAACACGGGATTGACGCGGGCGATCTTGCTGAACTTCTGCTGGCGTCGCGCGACCATCGCATCAAATACATCATTTCAAATCGGCGGATTGCAAATTCGTCAAAGACTGGCGGTGCAGCCGCTTGGGCGTGGCGGTCTTACAGCGGTGCAAATCCGCACACAAAGCACATGCATCTGTCGGTTAAGTCAGCAAAGAAAAGCTACGACGACACACGCCCCTGGAAACTTGAGGTGAAGCCGAAGGCCGATATGAAGGTGCCGCTGCCGACTCCCGCCCCGCCCGTCGACCCCGCCGTGCGCGGCGATCCCGACATCTGGCACACGCAGCGCCGCCTCAAGGCCATGAACTACAATCCCGGCGGGCTCGACGGCATCTGGGGCGGGAACACTGCCGGTGCGATTGGCGGTTTCCTCAATGACCGCGACACGAAAATTGCCGCACCGACCAGCCCCGACATGTTCCTGGCGGTAAAGATCAATCTGCTTGCCGAGATCACCAAGGCGGAGGCCGAGCGGTTCGTTCGCCCGATTTCGGTTGAGCGTGCAGAGATAACACCGGCAGAGTTGGCAGAGAAGAAGCCAGCCGTTAAGTCCGCTCAGGCTGCGTCGTTCTGGTCGAAGGTGCAGGGCTGGTGGTCTGCCGCGTTCGGCGGCGTCACAGCGGGCGGACTCGTGACAAACGTCATGACGGCAAAGGAAACCGTTGATCCGCTCAGGTCATGGGTTGCCGATGCCGCGCCATTCGCGGCTGGTCTGGCAGCAGTGGTCGCTGTGATAGCGATTGCCGTTGTGCTCGCTCGCAAGTCGAGCGGAGCGGCGAATGATTCCGTTGATGCATCGGTCGCTGACTTCCGCACCGGCGCGCAAGCATAAGGAGAAACGCAATGTGGTGGTTCATCGTTGGGATCTGTGTCGGACTCGTGCTCGGCTGGATTTTCCTGCCCGAGCCCGCATTCGTGCGGCGGTTCTTCGTGCGCGTAGGACTGGCGAAGGAACAGCCATGAAGGAAAAGTTCATCGTCGAGGTTGCCATCACGGTTTACGGTCCGTGCACGAAGAAACAGATTCGCGAGCATGTTCTGGCGTGCATGGACGCAGAGAACATCATCTACGGAGTGCACGTCGAACGGGTGCGCGTTCGCAAGGTGGACAAGGACTGATGAGCATCGGAGAGATGGGCGGCGTCGTCTTCTTGGGGATCGTGGTGCTCGCACTATTGGCGTGGCTTATTGCCGCGCTCCCCGGTGACGTAACGAGACGGGATTGAAACACAGAGAGGTAGATGTTGATGGCACAGTACCGCAAGAAGCCCGTAGTGATCGAAGCGTCGCAATGGTTCAAGAATGGGGACCACCCCGAGGATGGCGATGAGCGATTTGAGGGCGGCCCATACGACGGCGAACGATATGAAGGCAAGATCGTTCGCTACTTCCGTCACCCGACAGTCCCCGGTTCCAACGGATGTCGGCATTGCGACAAGACGATGCACGATCACGGCTGGATCGACACGCTGGAAGGCGGTCACATCGTCTGTCCTGGCGACTGGATCATCACGGGCGTGAAGGGCGAAATTTATCCCTGTAAGCCTGACATCTTCGCGGCGATTTATGAAGCAGTCTAGGATGATCCTCGCGCTCGCCATGCTGGCCTTTGTGCTCGCCGGATGCGCATCGCATCCGACTGCCTCAAGCTGTTGCTCATGTGAAGTGCCGTGGGGCGACTGCGGTAAGGAGGGCGTGTGATGTGCACGGTCTGCGGTGATACGGGCTACATGCCGGCTGTTCGTTATGGGCTCGGCTACGGAACCGGCGGCGATGCCGTTATCTGGGCCGATCATGCCGTCGTGGAGCCATGCGAGTGCCGCCGCTGGCAATGGTCGCCTGTTGCTCCGCACTGGCCCAAGCCGATCTACATTCCGGTTCCAGAGGTGGAGTGATGTGGGATTTCCTGCTTGGCAGCGTGTGGGCGTGGGTAGGCGGGACGACGATCTTTGTTGCCGCCGCGCTTGCCGTCGCGTGGTTCATCCGACCCTTGCGCCCCTACTCGCTAATGGTGGCTGCCGGCGCGCTGGCGATTGGCGGATTTGCCATCAAGGTCGCGGCGGCGGCGACAAAACGCAAGCAGAAGGAATGGGACGATGCAGAACGAAAATCCATTGAGCGTGGCAAGAAAGCTCGGCTTGACGCTGAGCGCGCTGAGCGCAACCGTCCTGCTGGCGGGGTGCGCGGCGACAAGTTTGACCGCGACAACCAGTGAAGCGGTGTGCGCGCCATGGCGCCCGATCACCTATTCGTCGAAGCTGGATACCGCCGAGACTGCGCGGCAGGCTCGCATCCATAATCAGACGGGCGTCAACCTCAAGTGCCCGGAGTTTCTCAAGTGACCTGGCTTGTCAAGATCGGCGGTGGCTGTACGGCACTGATCGCCATCGGCGGCGTACTCGCCTATCTCTCCAGCTTCCTCGCCTGGTCCGGCGATATCAAGCGGCTTGACCTACAGCAGGCTGATGTCGCAATCGAGACCTACGGCAACAAGGTCCGCAGTCTGATCCTACTCGCCCCAAAGGTTGACGACGGCACGCCGTCGTCGCGGGCATGGAATGAGGAACTGGGCCGCGCCCGTGACCAACTCCGCCGCTCGGAAGATCGCAAGATCGAGTTGTCGAAATGAACGACCACGTATCCCTGCGCGACTTCATCGAGCGCGTCATCGCGGAAAACAACCGCCTGCGCGATGCCATGCGCACGGAGGATCAATCCCGGCTGGACCGAGAATTGGCGAACCTGTCAAAGGCGCTTGAACTCCAGGCGAGGGAGACCGAGCGCCGGCTGGAAATTCTCAATCACGCGCACGAAGATGCGCGGCAAATCCTCGGCACTTATTTGCCCCGCGAACTGCACGAACGGGGGCGTGCCGAGTTGATAGAGTGGCAGCGCAAAGCCGATCTTCAGGCGGTGACATTCGAGGCGCGGCTGAAAAGCGTGGAGCTTGGAATTGTCAACCTGCCGGGCGGCGTCAAGAGTCTGGAACTCGGGTTGGCCACGCAAGCCGGACAGAGTGTGGGGGCAAAGACGGTCGGATCGATGGCGATCACAATCGGAGCGGTCGTTGTTGCCATCGTCAGCACCATCATCGCGATACTGACCTACGCAAAGTAGGAAGCCAATGTTGAAGGACGCGTTCACCTATCTCGGGATTCTGATCGTTATTGGAATCGCCTTGTGGGTGATCGCGAATTTTGCAGTTGGGCGATACTAGGAGGCTATCATGTCACTCGGAACGATCTTGCTCATTCTTCTTGTCGTGCTGCTGCTCGGCGGGTTCAGCGGAATCGGCGGCGGGCACTTTTACGGGACGGGCCACTACGGCGGGATCAGTCTCGGCACCGTGCTGGTTGTCGTGCTGATTCTCGTTCTGCTCGGGAAACTCTAAAGGAGACTGGCAATGTCGATGGGACTTCTGTTCTGGATTCTGATGCTGCTGTGGTTTGTGTTCGGGCTGGCGTGGAACTGGCCCGGCAATGCCGTTGGCCACTACGGCCCGATTGGCAACACCGTTCTGCTGTTCGTCCTTCTGCTCTTGCTTGGGTGGAAGACGTTCGGCCCCCCGTTGCACTAATGCGCGTCACCATAGAGCACGCCGTCGATATCTTGATCGTCGGCATCGTCGTTGTTTTCGTCAGCGCGGTGATTGGCGGCGGGTTTTGGATTTACTTACTCGCTGTGAAATAAGAGGGGGCTAACCCATATGTTCACCCTCGTTTGGCTATTTCTCGTGATGACTCCGCAAGGCCCAGCGCCGGCACAGATTCAAGACGCGACAAAGTTCAAGACTATGGCGGCGTGCCAAGCGTTCGCTGAGAAGATGACGCCACGCGCTCAGGATTGGATTCGCGGTGCCGTCAAGGGGGCATGGGAAATGGAAGTTCATTCAAAGTTTCAGTGTACGAAGGACGGCGAGCCTGCGTGATCAAGGTGAAGCGTGCCAGCTAGAACTACGGGCGGGGCGTCAGTGCGTGCCGGGCGCTACTGGAACGATGATCGGTGGTGGCCCTTCCAGACCCTCCTGCACACCTTGCAAGTGTTGGATGGCTGCGCGCGCTCACCGACGGAGCTATAGAGTGTGACCACTATGTCGCCCTCAGTTTTCGGGCGATTGCAGAGTGTCGTGTTCCCGCCGTTCACAATGTGAACGCGCTTCACTCGCGCGTCCCGCCGGTCAATGCGGGATGATCCCGAAGGAAAGTGCCCGGGCATCACACGCACCGCCTGTGAGTAGCGACTTCGGCCTTGGCGGCTTCCAACTGCTCTGCAAGTTTCATCTCAATCACCCTAACACAATCTAGGGGGCAATGCATCACGCGTCCGGCAGATATTTTCCCGGTACGCCGTGCGCGTCGTACATCTCAGCGAGCCGGGCGATCCACGGCGGCAATTCCCGTTCGCCTGATTCGTATTTCCTGATTCCGACCTGCAACGTGTTGCGGTTGCCCTCGTACCCAAGCGCCTTGCCCATCGCGTAAGCCGACAGGCCGAGGCGCTTTCTGATAGCGGCGAATTGGCGAGGGGTCATGGCAGGTGTTCCCATTGGAGAACGTCGGCACCCGGCGGCATGGCTCAATACCTCCGCGCCAGTTCGATGGCTTCTGCCTTGGCATCCTTAAAAAATCGAACCATTTCACGCGGGGAGGCGAGCATCTGGACCTCCCACATTCCACCATTCTTCGGGCCAACCCGCTGGATGGATCCTGCGCGGGCGCCGGATGCGCCAATCACGGCGTAGGTTTCCCTGCCATCCTTCAAAATCTTGGGCTCCATGGCTCAGCCCTCCCCGTGCTTTTCGCGGATATGCTGATCGACCACAGCCGGTGCAAAGCCCCAATGACAATGGGGGCACTCAATGCTGCCGGGTGTGGCGCGTCGCTCAAGTTCTCGCACGGCCATGCCTTCAAGCGTTTCCGAATAATCCATCGAAAGCCCCAGCAGTTTGGCGCAATCCCCGACCATGGCGCGAATGTCGCGCCGAAGGGTTTCGTCAATACCATCCACGCACCACTGACCACGGGCGCGCATCGCGGTTTGAGATATCGAAACCAGGGCTTCAAGATCGGTCATCTGTCTCTCCATCAAAGGGCGGGGTTGCCCGTTGCGAGCGTCATTCGCTCTGTAGTGCGGCGCTTCAGGGGGAGGCCAGTGGCCTCCCGGAACTTGCGGACGGCGGGGCCGTCAAGCGAGCATCCCCGCGTGTGCGGGGAACGGCGGCCTCTGCGGCCTCTGCGTCCGGTGCTCGGTTCATCCCCGCGTGTGCGGGGAACGGGTTGGGATCATTTATCGATCCTGCACAAACGTGCCGCTTGCCGACCGTGAGGCCACGACGCGCGCCGGTGATTTAGCGCCGTGCCCTGTCACGATCAAAGATTCCTCCATGCCGAATTGCGTGTCGCGGATCACGCACGGAGTGCCGATGAAATCGAGGATAGCGATCAGCGCCTCGCGGCGCGATTCGAAACAGGCGCGGTCTGTCCGGCTGTTGTTATGCACCGGGACGATTTGAAACCACTGGCCAGCAGGACGCGTCCACGGGGCGTCCAGGGTCTCTGGGAAAACGCTGACCCGCCATGCGGTTGGGTTTTTGGAGTTGATGTTCATGTCGTTGTCGATCGATGCGATATAGCGTGTCATCGGGTCTGTCTCCACCCCTGAAACCCACGAGGCGCCGGGCGTCAGCTCCTGCTGACAGTCAATAATCTATATTAGGCTTTTGCCTAAGTCGAGTCCTGTTAGGCAGTAGCCTAATCACGAATTGTTACATCGCTTTAGGTGGGTTAACCCTCCGACGCTGCTCGGTTGAGATCTTATCCAACCTATCGACCGCCCATCGGCTTGCTGCGATGCCGTCGCGCTCGCCAGAATCAATATGCTGTTTTAAGTCGTACTCCTCCGATCGAAGTTCTTCGTTGGTCATGCGCCTGGCCCAAGTCATCACTTCACATCCCCCCACCGCGTGGCTACATGCCCCGCTGTCCGGTTCGCCGGGTGGCGGGGCTTTTTTTTGTGTTCTACGCGGCCACCGAGCGGAACGGGATGATCACCGGCTGGAACCGGCCGCTGGTATGAGGGCGCCCAAATCCCTCCCCCGCTACCACGGCCATCATACCAGAAACCACCTGCTCGGCCGTACCGAGAAGCCCCGCGAGCTGGCCCACGAGCTCAAGGTCGCGTCCGGCCGGGTCATCGTGCGGGTAGACCACGATCCGGTCGACCAGGCTGCGCACCGACGCGATGACGTCAATCTTGCGGTCCGCGGTCCTGGTGCCAAGCGACGCGCGCAAGTCGCGCACGATTGCGCGGTAGCGATCGCCGATGCCGGGATGAAGCTCGATGACCTCGCGGCCGGGATGCGGCCGCTCCGCCTTGATGGCGGCGCGCTCGCCTTCGAGCTCGCGCAGACGCGGCATGACGGAGGCGGGATCCGCACCGGCTTCCACCAGAGCGACAAGCCCGCGCACCGCCCGGTCGATCTCGCCTAGACGATTCGCCGCCCGCCGTTCGTGCTGCCGCCGACTCGACTTGAGACGCTGGCGCTCGATCGTGTATTCGCGCACGACCTCGGCAACCAGCCGCTCGTCGAGCAGGTCGCGCTCGAGAGCGGCGAGCGTGCGGTCCTCGATGATCCTGGCCGAGACGATCCTGGTGTTCGTGCAGGTGCCGCTCTCCTTGCGCCGCGAGCAGATGAACCGCGGGTACTTGCTGCCGCCGGCGGAAACGTACTTGCCGCAGCAGACGCCGCACCGCATCAGGCCCGAAAAGATATGCGGCGACTTGCGGGCATGAGACGCATGCGGCCCGCCGCGCGCCACCAACAGCGCCTGCACCTTGAGCCAATCGCCGTCGTCCACGATCCGCAGCTGCGGCACGTCGGCGGCTTGATGCTGGGCGGCCGTGTTCGTGCGCGTGACCCGGCGGCCGGTGTCGGGGTTCTTCACGAACCGCTGGCGGTTCCAGACCATCCGGCCGGCGTAGAGCTCCTGGCGCAGGATGCCGGTACCGCGCTTGCGCGAGCCGTGGATCGTCGAGGCGTTCCAGTGGCCGCCGCGCGGGCTCGGCACGCCATCGCTGTTGAGCGCGGCCGCGATCTCGCGCGGTGTCTTCCCCGACAGCGTGTCGGCGAAGATGCGCCGGACGACGGCGGCCTCCTGCTCGTCGATCGAGCGCTCGCCGCGCACCGGCTCACCGCGGTCGTCGATCATCCTGACGGCACGGTAACCGTAGGCGATGCCGCCGGGGTTCTTGCCGGCGCGCACGCGGCCGGCCATGCCGCGGTGGATCTTCAACACGAGGGCTTTGAGAAACAGCGCGCTCATCGTGCCTTTGAGGCCGATGTGCATCTCGGAGATTTCGCCGTCGCCCACGGTCCACAGCTTCACGCCGGCGAACTGCATGCGCTCATAGAGTCCGGCAATGTCGGCCTGGTTGCGCGAGAGCCGATCGAGATCTTCGGCGAGGATGATGTCGAAGCGCCCCGCGCGAGCGTCGGCCACCAGGCGCTCGAAGGCGAAGCGACCGTGCACCGACGATCCGGACACGGCGTAATCGGCGTAGGCTTCGGTCACGGTCCAGCCGTGACGGGCTGCGTACTCCCGGCAGAGCACGACCTGGTCGTCGATCGAGCGATCGCTTTGGAGCTCGGAGGAGAAGCGGGCGTAGATCGCGGCGCGGGTCATTTTGGGTCGGTTTGGGTAAAACTATCGGCCTCGCGGTCATGATCCTCGCGGGCCATCATCCGGGCAATGGCCCTGGCGACGTTAACCACAGGCGCGGGCGGCGCCGGCTTGGGCTCCGGAGGGCCGCTTTTGAGGGGTTGCCGGGGGTGCCGCATAAGCTACCCGTGTGGCTCGCCGGGCTCAGCCCGGTGTTCGGTAGCCGCCTCCTCCTGGAACTCGCTGTGGGGTGCCTCCGGGCGAGTTGGGAAGGCATTGTAGGGTGCCAGTTTAGGGCCGAAGGGGGTCTCTTTAATGGTCAGCCGGGAGGCCGGACCGATCCGGCCGCGCAGGGTGACGGCGTCCTGCCCCTGGCGGCGCATGACCAGGACGGAATTCCCAGGAAAGCCGGCTGCCACCAGCGCCCGGGCCGCGTCCAGGAACGGGGTCCGGCTGGACCGCAGGCACATGCCGCGGCCGAGCGCCGGCACCCGGGCGTCGGCAAGGCCGGTCCGCGATATCGCCGTTATGATGACGGCGAGGTCGGTCATCTGAACGGGTACTCGCGGGTAATGGCACCATTGCCGACCACGACCTTGCGATCTTCGGAGTGGTGGCACTGTGTGATTCTGGTAATTCCGAAATGGCGAAGTGGCTCCCAACTATTGTCTGAGCCGCTGGCCAGCGCCCTCATCAGAAGCGGAACGAATTTATCTGCCGACCTCACATCGATGGCGTGCGAATAATAGTCGTGGTTGATTTCGATGATGCTGCGTTGGCTCATGTCAGATATCCTCTCCAGCTTCCCGCCGCATGCGCCGGTCTTCCTGCCTGTGCCATTCTTCGTCGACGGCGGCGTCCCATCGCACGGCCTCGTTGTCGATCTTCGGCGTGCCTGGGATTTGCGGGCCCCAATGGTTGAGCGTGCCGTTCGCGACGTGCAGCCCTTGATAGGGTGTCATCTTGTCTTCGGGCTTCTCGACATAGGGGATGCCGAGCACGTAGGATTCAGTGAAGCGAAGCCATGCCCAGTAGAGTGTGGCGAACATATCGGCGGCTTCGGTCAGGCCGGTGGCGCGGACACGTTCAATGTGCCCTTCAACGACCTTGGTACCTTCCTCGTCGATATCGAAGGGCTTGCTCATGCGAGCAACCGCCGCGCTCTTCGCAAGTCACCAAGCGAAAACTCTGCTTTGGCGTAGCTGAACTTCTGACGAGGTTCCGTTACGCCTGGGTGATACTTGTCGGATATGAGGTCGAGCCATGTGTCCGCCTCATCCGCGAATGGACGCAACGCTGCTTCTAAGCGACGGATGCGGGCTTGTGCTTGCTTAAGTGTCACGGATCATCCCTCCACGACGCCGGCAACCGCGCCAGCGATGGCTTCGGCCTGGCCGCTGCGCTGCTGTCAACCAAGCGACCGTAGCTGCGGCGGGTGCCGCTCTTGTCGATTGTCAGGTACACGCTCGCCTTCGGCAGCGGGTTGCCAGCCGTCGACTTGCCAGCATTCGGCCCCACCTGGATCGTCACCCGGCGCCAGTTGCGCGCGCTGATCTCGATCGCGAGCTTGCCTTCGCGCGCGAGCTCCGTGAGCGCCCGCTGGTTCAGGCCTTGGTCCAGCATCGGGCAGCGTTCGCCCGCGAGCGCGGCCGCCTCGACGGCCGCGAAAGTCGCCTGCTTGATTTCCGGCCATGGGCGGCGGGGCTGACGTGTCATGGTGTTGGCACTCACTTCCCGCGCTTCGTCTTGCTCTTCTTCACCGCAGCTTTCTTCGCCACCACCTTCGCCTTCCCGGCCGGTCCGTCATAATTCGCGGTGCGGAGCACAGGCGGCAGCCAACCAGTGCGCGGCACGTTCGCCACGCACCACTTCGCGATCTCGGCCTTCGGCTTGCCGGCGATCTTGCGCGCCTCGTCGGCGTTCACGGCCTCGGCCGCGGCGGCAAGGCACAGCGACTTCGGCACGCTGGCGAAATAGTCCTTGGCATCGAACGCCGCGCGCGCCGCTTCGTTCATCACTTTGGCGGTGATGCCGTTGCGAATATCGGCCAGGCTCCGCTCGATCTCGTGCGGGACGCTGTTCCAGGTGCGATCGGTATTGATCTGCGACGCGACGATCCGCGCCAGCATCAGCCCCAGTCCGTCGCCGTACTTGACGGCGACCAGCGCCGCCTTCGTGCTCTTGAGCATCTGCGTCCGCAGCCGCTGCTTGAGCGCGTTGGAGACCGTGGCCTTCGGCGTACCGTCCTTGCCCTTCGGCTTCTTCGCGGCACGTTCCTGCGCTTCGACCTTGCGCTTCTCGGCCGGCTTCACGCGGCCATAGACGATCTCGAGCGCGCCCTGATAATCGAGGCGGACGAAGCATCCGGCCTTGGCCTTCTGCGCCGGCGTGAACGCCCGCGCCTCGATTGCGACCTCGATGCGCTCGATCTCCTCGCAGGCGGCGTCCGCGGCCTTCTCCTGTTCCGGTGTCGTCTTGTCGGCGTCCTCGGCCGCGTTGATCACGGCCTGCAACTCGGCAAGCCGCTTCTTCTCGTCGGCGGTTGGCTTGCCGACGGGCTGGATGCTCCCGTAGCTGTACTCGTTGGCGACGGCGCCGGTCTCGGCCCATGCCCAGCCGTCGGCGACCAGCTGCTTGGCGATCGCTTCGAGCTTCTCGTCGGCCATTGCGCGGGCGAGCTTCTCATTTGAAACGACATGGTCGGTGCCGAACAGGTCGCGGGTGACCTTGCCGCCCCTGGCCTCGTAGGCATCGGCTCCGATGAACTCGACAAGCTTGCCGGCGTTGTCCCGGCCGCCGATCTTGAGCGCATCCTTGACGCGCCATGCTGCGGCGCCATTGCCGTCCTTCGTGAGCTTGTCAAAGATGCGGACCTGGTTCTTCTTGTCGCCGCACAGCGTGAAGGCCTGCGCGGTTTCGGTCGCGATTCCACCGGCGGCCCACGCGTCGAGGATCTTCGGGTCGAGCGCGCCAAGCGCGAGGCGTTGTTCGACGCGCTTGGCCGTGATGGCGTACCGCCGCGCGATCAGCGCCACCGCGTCATCGTGCGGCACCTTCGCCGACCGTGCCTCCTGGTAGAGCGCCGCGAACGCGCGGTGCTCGTCGACCGGGTGCATGGCGGCCCGGACGACGTTGGTGATCAGGCTGGTCTCGCGGGCGTCCGCGTCCGACTCCTGGCGCACGATGATCGGCACCGGATAGTCGCCGGTGACCGGGATGCCTGCGGCGGCCTCGCCCTTGTCGCGCAAGAACAGCAGCGCCTCGAAACGCTTGCCGCCGTTCGTGATGGTGTAGCCCTTCCCGTTCGTGCGAACGGTCAGCGGCTCGATGACGCCCTTGGCGCGGATGCTCGCGGCGAATTGCGGCTCGGCGCCGCGGCCGGTCCGGCGGACGTTGGCGTTGTCGATCGAGAGGGCGGACAGGGGGACGTGCTGGTACGCGGTGGTCATGATGGTGCTCCGGTTAGAAGTTCAACAAGCCAGCTTTTGTCGACCTTGCGGAAGTCGACGGCGGCAACGTTATCGATGACGAAGCGCCGCACTGCGCGTTCATGTATCCAATGCTCGTCGCCGCCCTGCTGGGGTGTGCGCGCGGTGCCGCGCCGGCCAGCCTTGAGCCAACCCTTCTCGATCCAGCGGGTGATGCTCTTGATATCCATGCCGAACGCCGTGGCGAGAGCGGTTGCCGTGTAATGGTGCGGGTCGGCGGACCGGCCGCGCGCAATCCCGATGCGCTTGAGCTTCACCACGATTGCGGTCGGAGAGCGGGCGTAGCCGCGGCGTTTCAGTAAGCGGGCGATGGTGGCGGGGTCACGGTGCGCGTTTTCGGCGACCAGGCCGGTCTCTTCCTCCGTCCACACCGGTTCTTTGAAGCGCGGCACTTTGTAGCCAAGCCGTTCAGCGCGCTTCGATACCCACCACCTCGGTCTGCCGAGCGTTCGCGCCAGATCCTTCACGGCATTGATGCGCGGGTCGCCCTGGTAAATGCGTCTGATCGCTTCATCGATTTGCGGGCTCGTCGACCAACGCTGACGCGGAACGCCACGCTTTACCTCCGCCGGCGCACGGAGGCCCAGCCGATCGGCGCGCTGGTAGATTGAGGTTGCCGAGCGTCCCGGTAGATGCGGAAGGCAGCCCACAACGCCCTCTGTGGGGTATCTGGACCGCAATACCGCTTCCTCGGCACCAGTCCAAAACCGGAGCACTCCCACGCGCGGCTCGCCGACCATGGCATTTTGATCGAGGACGTCTCTGATCGAGATCTGCGCAACTGCCATCACGCGGCCTCCGCATCGTCGCTGTAGGAGGCGAGCACGGCGAGCCGCACACGGACGCTGTGTTGATTGCGCGGGATGCCGAACTCGGCCGAGACGATCGCGGCGATCTCGCGCGGCCTCAAGTTGGTGCGGCGCAAGTGCTCGATGCGCTGGTCGTGCTCGGGTCGATACGGGTAGATGGTGCGGCCGTTGATTACGTACGGATCGAGCCGCGGATAGAGTCGCGGCCGATCGAGCAGTCCGCGGGTCAGCATGTACCAGTTGACGCAGGATTTCAGCCGGTTGAGACGCAGCGCGATCTTACCAGGAGTCGGATGTTCCATGGCCGCCGCCAACCGATCGATCTCCTCGCGCTCGAGATCGGACAGCGGCCCGCGCTTGACGTCTTCGCGCCGTCGCTTCTCGCGGTGCGGTTTGCGAGAGGTCATGACAACAGCCACTCCCCCCGCGCGACCATCCCCTGCGATGGATAATCGATGACTTCGAGCGAGCGCATCGAGCCGAGCACGTTCTTGACGTGGCCGCTGGTCGGTTCCCAGCCGCAGGCCTTTGCCAGCTGCTCTCGTGACAGTGCCCGGTTATCTTTTGGCAGGCAGTCGAAAGCCAGCAGTTGCGGCCCCGTCAGGATTGCACGCACGCTGTCTTCGAGCGTCGTCGATGTGTCGGGAACGGGCGCCGCTGCGACGCCGGCCGCGGTCATGGCGATCGCGCCGTCAGCCGGATAGTCAATCAGGCCGAGCGTCCGCAGCGACCCGGCGACGTTCTTCAAGTGCCCGGACGTAACGCGCCAGCCGGCGATGCTCGCGACCTGGACGCGCGAGGGCCGTTCATGTCCCATTGCTCGCCACCATGCCAGCGAACGCAGCATTCGCAGCTGAGGGCCGGAAAGGCTGCCGTCACCGCTCGCCTCCGGTGACGGCTTTGCGCGCGGGACAACCGGGTCGACCGTGCGCGTTGGGGCATGACCTGCGCGCCTGGCATTTGTGGGCGGGAGCGCAGGGGGCGAGTTCGTGATCTCCTGTTCGCGCTGGTGAAGCTGCTCGCCCAGCGCTTCTGCCCGGTCAGCGAGACGCTGGCTTTGCAGCTTGAATTCGGTAACCCAGCCGCCGAAGCCTTCGACGAACTGATGCACCCATATGCTGTGCAGCTGGGCCTCGATTGCCCTTCCGTTCGCCTCGCCGCGGCGCTCCGCTTCGTTGATCGCCCGCGGATCGGTTTGATAGTTTGAAACTATCTTTCCAGCATCGGCCAAGTCGCGCTTGAGCCGGGCGATTTCCGCGCGCAGCGCCTTCGGATCGTCGGCCTCCGCTTCCTTTACGGCGTCTCCGATGATCGCGCGCAGCCGGTCGTGGTCAACGGGAGCGGTCGTGACCTTGTGCTCACCGGCGTCGGCAGTGGGCGTGGCGCTGTTGTCATAGGTACTGATCCGCGGGAACTGCACGAGCTCGAATACGCGCGCCTCGCCTGAGCAGATCCAGCCGGTGCCGGTGCGCAGCGACGACAGCGACTTGGAGACCTTCTCCGTGACCTCCTTCGCCGCGTTGGCCTTGAGCCATTTAAGAACCGGCTCCTGATCGGCAGGAGCGGTCAGCCGGTGGGCGATCATGGTATCGCAGCTGCCCAGCAGGGCGTTGTGCAGCGACTGCACGCGCTGCGTCGCGAGGATCAGGCGGATGCCCTTCGAACGGCCGGCGGTCGCCAGCTTCTTCGCCCAATGGATTGCCATGTTCTCGGCGCCGAACCCTGCGCGTTCTTTCGGCGCGAATTCGTGGGCCTCCTCCATCACGAGATAGATGACGCCGCGCATCTTGCGCAGGAGCGCTGGCGCAAAGTCGACGAAGAACCGTTGCAGGCCTCCGGCCTCAAAATCGGCCATGTCGATAATCGAGAGCGGCAGCGCACCCGTGGCGACGAGCTCGCCGATGGCCTTGCCCGCGGACGAGTGCAACGGCACGTGACCATGAGGGCCGCCGAGAATGTGGAACGGCAGGCCAGGCCGATTCCCGTCGGCCGAAGACGTGAGCCCCCACCAGTCGGATTTAACGGCATCGAGAACGCATACCCGCGCGCCCTTCGGCACGACCTGCTCAATAGCCAGCTTCGCAGTCGACGTCTTGCCGCTCCCGGTCTTGCCGAGAATCGCGGTGTGCTGTTCGAGCACGGCGTCGGGGATGGGATGCGTCATTCACCATCCCCGTAACCATCGTGGCCCTCGTACGTGGCAGGCCGCGGCAGATACGGTCGCGGCGCTTCGTGCGGTCGTGGCGTGTTGGCCTTGATGACGGTTGCTTCGTCGGTCAGCGTGTAAGAGAAGATCGAGCTCCCGCCGTACCAGTGGGTTTCCCAGCGGTCGACGATCTCGGACAGCGCACCGTCCAGCGGCGCCATGTTCGGTCGGTCACCCATATCGGAGCGGATGATCGGCACGTCGATCCGCAGCATCTTGGCGCCGAAGCGTTCCTCCTCGCGCGCGCGGCCGACGTGGCGGCGGTGCCCGAAAATTTCAATGATTGCCCATTCCCAAACCGCCGGTTCTTGGCCGACACGACCGGCGGGATGATCGTGCTGCAGATGGTCGCTCAACTGTGATGCCAAGGTTTCCGTCATCAGATCAACCCCCGTTCCTTGGCGAGCCATTCCGGACACGTGACCTCGACGATGCCGTTGCCCTTCGGCTCGATCGCGATCTGTGATCGCGCCAGCCACACGGCCTTGTCGCGATCGTCGTCATCCGACACCAGGATTGCGCGCTCCGTTTCGTGGTGCAGCGTCAGCGTCAACTCGATCAGATCCTCGCGGCGGCTCATCGTTCAGTATCTCCCGAACATCTCGATAACTGCGTTGTGGTGAATGCCGTATCGGTCGATCACCGCGCGGAAATGCTCCTCGTCGTATTTCAGCGTAAGACCGACAGCCACGCAGTGTTGGTTGGCCGCCTGCATCGCCGCGATCTCGGCCATCGCGCATGCGACCATCGCGGTGACGTAGGCGGCTTGTTGTTCGGGCGTCATGCTTCCTCCTGGACCGGCGCCGGATAAATCGCCACCAACTCGTCGAACGTCATCCCGTAGTGGTGCGGCGGGATCACGTGAGATGCGACTGGGGCCTGCCCGTCCGTGCCGACGTACGGCTCGAACCAGACCTGCGGCACGTCGCGGCCGTGGACGCGAAGCCACACCAGTTTGCGCGGGCCGGTGTTTTGATTGGTGTCAGCCACCGCCGGCCTCCGCAGGATCGATTGTAAACGTCAGGTCAGGGTGACTGGCGAGCACAAGGAAACGGCCGCGCTGGTCGAAGTACCGTTTGCCTTTGATGAATTTCACCAGCGGGTCGCGGCCTTCGGAGATGACCGCGTCAAACCAGTCGACGTTCAGGAACACGATCGGATGGCCGCCATCAAAGCAATAGCCGTTCGTGAGTTTCGCCGGCAGACGGTAGACATGCACGCGGGCGCGAGGCGCGAACATCCAATCAATTGCCGGATGGCCGTTCATCGCACCCCTGCCTTCCTGACGATCGCCTCGTCGATCATCCGGCGAAGTTCTGGATCATCGGCCTTCACCGGCATGGACGTCGGCGACTGCGGCGCGACACGCGGACTCGTCGGCTGCCGCAGTTCCGGCCGCGCGAGTGCCGCAGCAAAGCGCGCTCGCGTTCCTCGGTCGTCGTTGCGGCGGCGGTTCATGACGCGCCCCCGTCGGCGCGCTCGGCCGCGTCCATGATGAGCTCGACGGTTGCCATCTTCTCGTCAGGAGATCCCCACACCGTGCCGATCTTGCGGCCGCCCGCGTCGAGCAGATAGACGAAGCCTTTGCCCTCATGACCGCCGACAAGGGCGTTGGTCTGGTAGCTCCACGGCAACGGTGGGAGTTTGGAGCGATCAACCATTGCCGACCGCCGCGATCAACAGCGCCACCGTGTACCCGTGCTGGCTCTTGTCCTCTTTCCGCCAGTACGATGTGTACGCCCAAAGCAAAAACGTCTCGGCCACGCGGTAGTGGTCGCCCTCTTGCACGTACGTGATGCCCGCGGCGTCGAGCCGAGAAAGCGCCGCGTCCGCGTTCGGCGATACCCGCAACAGCTTCGCTTCTGGCGCGCGCGTCTTCTCACGCCGTCTCGCCGCGCTGCGGCTGGTCTGGACGTTCATCAGCAATCGCTCCCTCGTGCCCGGATGATGAATTCGGCGAGCGCGACACCCTGGGCTTGGTCGCCGGCAAGCGTCGCAATCCGCCGCCCGTCCCCGTCGCGCAGCAAGACGTGCTTGAGCGTCGCCACATAGTCGTAAGGCCCCGGCGGCAGATCGGAGGTGCGCGCGATCTCGCTTCGCACCTCGTTGACAAGTCGAGTCACCATCCCCCGGTGCAGCACAATCGCTTCCCTGGCCGGCCTTCCGTCACGCCGGTTGAACCGCCGCGCGATCTCGTCACAGGAGTGAGACGTCACCACCGAGACGATTGCCATGGCGATACCGCGGGCGCGCCCGATACCGCGCTCCTTCGACTTGGAATTGAGGTCGTCAACGGGAATACCGAAGGCCTCGGAGACGCCTTTCTTGACCGCAGCGATCGGCTGCATGTGCGGCCGCAGGTCGAAATAAAGCCGGATCGCATCGCGCGACAGTTCGGTGTAGGTGGCTCTGGCTGGCTTCCGCGCCGGCTTGCCGCGCCGAACGGTGGCTTGGCCTGGATCAATGTGCATGGTCATGCCACAGCTTCCTTCTCCCGCTGCCTCAATTGATGCCTGGCGTTCGCCTTCACGTCCGCGTCCACGTTCATCGTGCATTGCTTCCACGATCGGCCGTCGTGTATGGCCTGGATAGCGGACGGGCTGACACCAAATTGATCGGCCAATTCAGATTGAGGAACGACCCCGCGTAACTGGAAAATTTTGCGAGCGTCGTCCTCCCCCAATTTGGCGTTCGGCCTGCGTGAGCCGATGCTCCTGGTGCCGTGGGTGGCGGCATCGGCTGCATTCGCCTCGCGCGTATCCCACCGCAGATTATTGAGGTAAGGATTCTTTCGATTGCCGTCGTTGTGGCATGCCTCAAGCCCTGGCGGACAAGGCCCGGTGAACGCGGTGAGAACCAGGATATGTACGCAGTGGCTCCCGTACAGCCGCTGTCCACCTTCGCACCGGCTAAGCGCCACTGTTGGATATCCGTGCGAGGCTATCCCAGGTTTCAACATCATACCGGGCTTCTTCGTCTGGATTGTGCGGACGATCCCGGACTTCCACCTTGCGGTGAAAGAGATAACGCGATCAAGGCTACGTACGCGCCCGTGGTCACTGACCTCGTAGGTCCCTTCGAAGCCGACAACCGGCAGCCATCGTTCTTCTTTCACGGCGATCACGCCTACGCGCTCCGCAGTTGCGTGTTCTTCGCTTTCAGCTTGGCTTCGAGCGCGTCACGTACCTCCGGCTCGACGTTGAGCGAGTTGCGATATTTTTTTTCGGTTTTCCATCGCGCCAGCGCAGCGTCGGGGTCGGTGGCCTTCTCGATCCAGTCTTCCGCGAACGCCTGGTATTGCGCCGCGGTTTCCGGCTCGAGGTCTTCCGGCTTCGCCTCGGCGGGCTTCTTCTCGCTCGCCTTCGTCTTCTTCCCGGCCTCGCCCGCCCCCGGCCCGATGGGGAGACACCCCTCGGTGTTACCGGAGGCGGGCTGGCCTGCCGCGCCCGCCGTGCCTTCGGGGGGGTCGGTGGCCTGCGGCAAAGCTTTGTCATCGGTCTCGGTGAGTTCTCCAGTTTCGGGGTCGTGGCGTTCGTCGGCGGCATCGCCGGTGTCTGCCGCGGCATCGCCATTGCCGGCGGTTTCGGGAGCAGCCCTTGCCGGGAGTTGCGCCAGAACGTCGAGCTTGCCGGCGAGCGACTTGGGACGGTCCCTCGCCGCTTCCTCGCGAGCGCCTTCGAGGTCGTACAGGGCATCATCGCGCCGGATCAGGTCGTCGAGGTCCGTCGAGGTGGGGATGACCTTGGAGTGTCGCCGGGCGACCGTCTTGCGGCACATCTCACCTTCGTCGGTCGACCATGGCGTCGACTTGATGTAGCCGGCCTTAAACGCGCGCCATGCGTCCGATCGGTCGCGGATTGAGTGAATCTCGCCGATCGACATGACTTCATAGGACTTCGTGCCGTCCTTGAGCACGCATACGCTGTAGGCGCCGACGATCGCGCCGCGTTCGGTGCGCAAGTCATAGGCGTGGTTGATCTGCGGGGCGTCGCCGAGTTGGAACTGAAAGTGATCGCCTTCGCAAACGACGTGGGCGTCCCACGTCGCGATCTCGCCTGAGTTCCGCGCCTTCTTGCGGATGCCGGCGATCATCGGCTGCCAGTGCGCAAGCTTGCCGCGGTTGCGGTCCTTGCGAACAACCATTGCCCCTTCGCGACCGTCGGCAAGCAAGCCGTCTTGCGCGGCCTTCATCGCGGCGTTCCAGAGCGACCGTCGCTCGCATTCGAGCAGTTCCGGATTCTGTTGAATCGCGGTCATCAACACGCGGCAGAATCGCTCGGCGGGGATGTGAGCCGGCAACGCCGCGGCGAACTGCCCGCTCATGTTGTCAAGCTGTTCGCGCAGCACCGTGACCTGGTTGGGCATCTTCTCGGCCGTAGCCGTCGCTGCTGTCGTCATCGTGGTGATCCTTTTTGGTTCAGGCCGTGAACCTGGCCTTGGTATCTCGGAAAATCCGCACGCCGGCCAACGGCCGCTTGTCCTGGTTGGTGCGCACGAAACCGCGCACCGCCTTGTTGATCTCGTCGTATGTGAAATGAGGCCGCAGCATATTGAGGTCGATCTTGCTGAGGTCGTCGATCTCGTGCGACCACGTCTCTTGCAGCGTTGCCGTACCGGCGGCCGTTTGGGTGCGCGCCAGATCCGCAGCCTTCACCGGCGCGGCGGCTTCCTCCGCCTTCGCCTCGGCCGCCGTCGCGGCGGCGTGCGCTGCCACGAACTTGTCGGCATCGCCGGCCTTCATGGCTGCGGCGGAATCGGCCTGGAGCCTGGCGGCTTCCTCGCGGGCCTTCGCCTCCTCGGCTTGGCGCAGCGCTTCCGCGGCCGCCTGCTTCTTTTTGAGATAGGCCGTGCCCCGCTTCTCCAACGCCGCCTGGAGGTCCTTGCAGCGTTTCTCGATCGCCTTGAACCAGCCGTCGATGACGCGGCCTGCGTCGAGATGCGGTCGCTTGGTTTCGTCGCGCAGTGTGTCGACGCGCTTGGCCGCCTTGGCGAGCTTTGGCGCGATCTCGTTTACGATGCCGAGGTCTTCGTCGTCCTCGACGTATGGCGGCACCTTGGCCGCCTCTGCCTCGAGCTCGGCGACGAACTTCTCGACGTTCGCGAATTCCTTATCGAGCTCGGCGACGGTGACGAGCTGGCGAACGTTGTCGCCGATGGCTGGGGTCTTGGCTGGAGCGTTCATTCCACAACCTCAACCGGCTCGCCATCCGCGCCAAGGGTGTACCAAGCCATTGGCTTGATGCCGTTCTGGCCCGCAATGCCAGCCCATGCGTGCAGGATTTTGTCTGTGTCAGGATCGCGGTAGACGAGAAACAGCGCGCAGCCATCCGCGCCTTGCACGCGGCCCCTGTCGCCGGTCGCCGAGGCCGCGCCACTGTAGCCGGTCGCCGAGGCCGCGCCCCTGACGCCGGTCGCCGAGGCCGCGCCCCTGACGCCGGTCGCCGAGGCCGCGCCACTGTAGCCGGTCGCCGAGGCCGCGCCACTGTAGCCGGTCGCCGAGGCCGCGCCCCTGTCGCCGG